CACGTGGCTCACGCGGCGGCTCGCTTGGCGGCTCACGCGGCGGCTCACGCGGCCCACGCGGCGGCGACTGCTGATGCTTATGCTGATTCTGATTCTGATTCTGATTCTGATTCTGATTCTGATGCTGTTGCGGCTGCTGCCCGTGCTGCCCGTGTTACTAGTGTTGCTGGTGTTACTGTATCGCAACAAATATGGGACCAAGTGCTAGAAACACTAGACCAACTACTGGAAATCGGGAATGACGGAAAGCAGACTCGCTTAAGCGAAAAACAGGCAATAAGACTGCGTGAACTAGATGAGGTCATGGCTTAACCATAGGATTTAAGACAATGAAAAGATTTTTATTATTTAGTAGCGACCTTTATTACCCTTGCGGGGGATTTGATGATTTTATTAATGACTTTGACGACTTAGATGACGCTAAAAGACAAGCCCAGAAATGTAAGAAAGAATGGAATTGGTGCCATGTTGTTGATGGGAAAATAAAAGAGATAGTTTATCGCGCTGAAGGCGACGGAGAAGAATAATGAAATTCGATATTCTAAATAGGTTTAGCGGCGACGTTCAAGTTACCGCCGATATATACTGTGATGAAAATGCGGAAAGATCAGAGAAAGTTGGTTTGGCTGTGAAGTGGGCGGTTAAAAACGGAGCCGACCTGAGCCATGCCAATCTGAGTGGTGCCGACCTGAGTGGTGCCGACCTGAGTGGTGCCGACCTGAGCCATGCCAATCTGAGTGGTGCCGACCTGAGCCTTGCCGCCCTGAGAGGCACCATTCTGAGGGGCACCATTCTGAGCCTTGCCGCCCTGAGTGACGTACCTGTCATAGAAAACATACATAAAGAAGTCTATGAGGCAGCTTCTAGGGAGGGCGCATTAAACATGCATGAGTGGCATTCATGTGAAACAACCCATTGTCGAGCAGGGTGGGTAACAACCTTAGCTGGCGAGGGTGGATCGAAACTTGAAGCTTCCCTTGGCACGTCGCTAGCAGCAACCTTGATATATCTAGTCAGTGATCCAGATTTAAGAAAAGTACCGGACTTTCATTGCTTTAATGACGAGGCTATGGAAGACATGAAAAGATTAGCGGAATTGGAGAGTTAAATGAGCAACCAAACCAAGCAAGCAGAACACGAGCGCAAGATGGCTAAAGCATTGGCCGATATTCCGATAGCAATAAGGCACCGCTATCAGCGCGGGTACGTTGAAGTTAAGTTTCCTGTTAGGGAGAGATTGGCCCATGACTAACCTCGGCTACGAACACATATTACTAATAACCGCTATTTTCGTTGTGGCGTTAATGCCGCATTACTATGGAGATGAGAGATGAACAAGGGCGAAATTTTAGACGTATATCCGGAAGGATCTGAAACCATTCGGGTTTGCGTTTTAGATGTAAAAGATGCTAATAAAATGGCGTGGGTTGTTGATCTTAACACAGGAAAAACATGCTGGCAGGAATTCGAGAACTTCGATGAACCGATTATTAATGTGTTTAGTCTGGAGGCTTTAGAAAGATGACAGTTAAACACGAAGACTCACGGTACGCTCTTTATCCTAAAACGGGTTACGGTGGATATCCTAGAAACACCGACTATGATCAATTTGAGGGCTACAATCACGAGGATCATGGGATTCTAGTGGCTACGCCGCATGGGTTTGTAAGAGCAGAAAGCACAGCTTGGCATAAGCCGAACGGATATGCCCAATCCAACCTATATTTTATTCATGGTGGTGTTGAATACTGCCGCTACTTCAATAAATGCTACACCCAGCGCGGCCTAGTCACTAAAGCAAAGCAATTTGCTAACGATGTTGTCAGAAAAACCATAGAAATTTCTGACGATGGGGAGGGTGGACTGTGAGTATGTTTCGATTTAAAACCTTTAACATGGGAGCTTGAAGATGACAGTTAAACACGAAGACTCGCAGAGAGTTATTTATCAAATTAACAATAGGAAATAAAGATGAACATAGATGATTTAACATTAGGTGAATTAAAGCAACTTAAAAACATGTTTAAAGGGGAGTGTGAAACAAAACCGAGGGACATGATGGCTGACTTTATTGGAAAGAAAGTTATCGTTAGGGACGATCAGGCCGGTGTTTTTTGTACTACTCTTGTCGATATTGATGGTATGAAATGGCGCGGCGGTGTCTCAAGGAAAATACATTACTGGGATAAGGCGGGAGCAGTAGAGGGCATTTCTAAAACTTCAATAGACCTATCTTCAAGTAGGATAACAGTCAAGAACGATCATTCTCACGGGTACCAGTTAGTTCAAATGTGCCTCTGTGAAGATGATGTTTTTGAATCAATTATGGGGGCGACAGAGTGGAACCCAAAATAGTTAGTTTTAATGATTTGATCGGTGACGGTTACGGTGGCGGTTACGGTGGCGGTTACGGTGGCGGTGGCGGTGGCGGTTACGGTGGCGGTGGCGGTTACTGTTACGGTTACGGTTACGGTGGCGGTTACGGTGGCGGTTACGGTGGCAGTAGCGGTAGCGGTAGCGGTAGCGGTTACGATGACGATGACGATGACGGTAGCGGTTACGGTGACGATGATGTGTCATAGCAGAGATGAACAAAAGCACGCTAGGATTTTCCACTGTTATTTTTTAGTTTTTGTAAAATTGTAGTGGTCATGAGCAAAAGCCGATCAATACCTAAACCCTTTAACTAAGGAGTATTCCGCATGAGTGCAGATAATTGGGCTGTATGCCCGAATTGCCTGGAAAAACATAATCAGGAAACTACCATCCTAAGAAAGCAGCTAGAGGAAGCATATGGAACTATGCCCATCGATGGTTTTTACACTCTAAAACATGAACTAGATACTCGACCAGACACGATAGAAGAGTCACTAAGGGAGGATTATGAAGTAGGAGTAGACGGCACCTCAGTTTATGTTCACTACAGTTGCTCCTGCACAGATTGTGGTCTTAGTGTGTCTCGAAAGGAGGATAATTTTATTCAATTATTAGATTCAAACCAAACCAATGACCAGAACATGGTCTTAACACAGGAGAGATAGAAGTGGAATCATGCGCGAAATGCGGCATTAGCTTTAAAGAAGCCAACGAACTTGGGCGTATATTTTCTAGAGATCCAGATTTAAAAGAAATGGTATGTGCCCCATCTTGCACCCATACGGACTTGTCTTACCTTCAAAAAGATGGTGCCGATTTATTTATCGGACTATCTGACGCGGAAAGTCTGGCTCTTCAGTTCAATGAATGGTGCAAAGGTAGGCCGCTACATAACCCAATTAGGAATGAGTGCTGTATAGATTTCTCGTGCTGCTGTAAAAATCAGGGTGTGCCAACCAGCGAGCAAATTGATCGAGAAAAGGTGTGTATATCAGAAATCAGACCTGACGTGTTCGACCTAATCAGCAACCCCAATCAACTTAGATAGCCGTACAGAGGAATAGATATGAGTAAGTTTGAAGAAATGTTTTCTGAACCAGTAGATTTCAGTAATGGCGAAATGCTTTTGAGCGGTATTAACTTCTCGAAACAAGAGGCTGCGGAAATGTTCTCTGAGTATTTTGGTGAGGAAGTTAAACAGAGTTCTATCGGCATGGATAGGGTTAGGTTTGGATTTCCACCTGAGCATGTCGAGGAGCGAGAAATGTTGGATAGCCCATGCTGGTATAGCGGGGCAGGAAATGGTAAGGGAACAAAGCCAGTTTGGACATGTCCGTGCATCGTATAAACTGGCTATAGAACCAAAGAGGTATCGCTATGAGTGATTGGATTTCTGTTGAAGATAGATAGCCGTATAGAGGATTAAATGAACATTAACGATTTTGCTGATGAAGTAGAAGTGCTTGGACTTACTTGGGATATAGGTTGGCGAGGCAGAGCCGATATTGAGGTTCGCATATGGGATTGGCCTAATGTGTTGGTGCGTCAGACCATAAACCAAAGCAGTGACCTTGATTGGGCTTGCGACATTGTTTTAAACAAGATTCAAGCCGCCCAACCAAAGAGGTATCGCTATGAGTGATTGGATTTCTGTTGAAGATAGATTGCCGAAACAAAGATATTCAAACAGGTGCGTTCCCGTAATTGGGCAGATTGGAAAATCTACTGTATTAGAGCTTTGTTTTGATGAGGGCGATTTCTATCTTCAGGGCGTGATTATGGGAAATGTGAAATATTGGATGGCCATGCCTGAACCCCATAAACCGGATAGCACCTAAGTGTAGTCCATAGGAGATATTAATATGAACTTAATACATGAAAATATACTTGAAGAAATAAGCGAAGAAAGAAAATACCAGGATGATAGATGGGGTGAAGCGTTTGATGATAAAAATACTCTGAATGATTGGGTGGCATACATTGCAATGTATTCTAGCGATGCTGCTCGAATTGATTCAACCCCATATTTGCAGCGTAAGCACCTACTTAAAGCTGCCACACTTTGCGTCGCTGCGATAGAGGCATATGACCGCAATAAATGTTTCCCTGCGCGGCATTACGACAAGATATGAGTAAACAATCAGACAACCCAAAGGTGAAGAAAGATGCAATTTGACAAAATACCAAAAGTCTGCACCTGTGAATCAACTTGCGCCCTGCCAACGGCACGAGCTAGTGCTACTAGAGAAGGGGGAGAAATGAAAAAGATATTGATGCCCAATGCTTTGACCGCCGAAAATGGTGCTAAAGGCCTTATGATTGGCGAATTTAAGGAGTTTGCAGGTGAGGTTCAATGTCCTGAGTGTGATGGGTATGGGGGAGAATGCGAGGCGTGTCACGGGTCAGGAGAGGTAGACATATACGCAAATATAAGCTGGACAACGATTAAACAGATATACGCTAAGGCGGTTGACCATTTCTCTGAAGACATCCAAGAACCAGACTGGGAGTCTATTGCTAGGGGTATGGTGGAGGCTGTTGAATTTTTCAGATCAACACAATCTGGTTATGCAGGTTCTATGGTCCAACCAGTGGATAGAAAGCAATGTGCAGATGCAGAACATGTATTAACAATGCTTGTACGAAAACTAAAAGCAATGCTACCGGAAGGTGGTGAAAAGAATTAGGCAATCCTGCCTATGTTAACCGCTATGGTGGCGGTTAGGCTAACCCACTCTCTGTGGTCGGGAGTGGGTTTTTATACGGTGATTTGGTGATTTGGTGGTTACACCGCATGGGAATACTATGTAAAATAATACTTTACAACAAGTTGCACTCGTGTTAAATTAGAACCATGAAAACACTAGAGCAAAGATTAAAAACGGTTGAGAGACAAATTGCACTCGCGGCCGTACAGAAGGAGCGCAGGGGACTTGATTTCGGACTGGCGGTTGACCGCTTAGTGGCCGAACGCGAGGAACTTATCGATCAAATTATATATCATGAATTATGTTTATTGAGGGTAACTTAAAATGAGTATTATCGAAAGACCGATGATCATATCAGTTGATTATGACGGAACTTACTCGGCTGATCCGGCTACCTTTGACCTCATCATAAGTGAGTTCCAACAGAACGGACACAAGGTTATCATAGTGACTGCCCGAGGCGATAACGAGCCAGTTACGATCAATCCAAACCTAGACTTAGAGGTATTCTACACCGAGGGCACTGATAAAGACCCTTACATGCGTGACAAGCATGATATAGATGTCGATATCTGGGTAGAGGACCGCCCCCAGTCAGTAGGTAAAGTAGACAACTGGATCTACAACCGGGAAGAACGCTACTGGTACCAGACCTGTGATGCGTGTGATGGCATAGGACAACATAATGTACCTGTTAGACGAACCGGACACGACTCAATGATCTACAGTAATGTAACCTGTACCGATTGTGGTGGAAGTGGCGAATGGGTGCCGTCCTCATGAGTATAACAAACCCTGATTTCGGAATAGGCCTTTGGAAGAAGGTTCCCGGCCGTTCACTAGTATTCACTGAGATATGTGATACTAGGACAGGTTTTACCCTAGTGTATCCCAGACAGACAGCTACGGTAAAAGGTATAAAAGGTATAAAAGTTGATAAAAATATTATAGAATTTATGACCACGGTGGAAACACCACCAAATTGCCCGGAGGCATCATGACAACATACAAATTAAGTAAAGACCAAAATAAAAAGCTGATACCTGCAAGGGAGTTAAAAAATAATCAGATGGGGGTGATTGTGCAAGGTTATCCTGATTTTGAAGGTACGTTGGTCTTGATGGTAAAGAATTTTTCGGAAAAATACGAAACCGGTAATGAAGACGCCAACACACTAGTTAATCTTTCGGAACCGAGTGAGCACGGAGGCTCTAATTGGAGAGGATCCCACAACTTTACCTTTATGGTTGAGCCCTTAGAGCCCGGAACCCAGATCGTGGTGCAGTAATGACTAAGAGCGCCCCTCACACTAAGTTATGTACCACCTGTTGCCAGATACTTCCGACTGGTATGAGTGTGGGCATATATGAAAAGTGGCGAGATAACCGGGGCCAGCGCGGGGCCATCGAACGATCTATGGCTACCATAAACAGGGACTTTGATGAAAGTCTGTTGACGCAAGGCACGTGTTTTAAGTGCTCATTAAATGAATACACTAACGGTGAAGGTATAGAGGTACTAGATGAAGACAGTTAAGTATATAGGACTAGGTTTGTTGATCGTAATTTTATTAGGTCGGTGTGTAGAGGATTTGTCGTTGAGTCATCAGGTCCGTACAGAATGTTATATTACCGATCTTGTGGTCATAGGTAATAATGGCCGTGCCACAGTAGTCTATTATTGTGGGGCTGAAGAATTAATGTATGAGGAACAATTATGAACACCCTAATTTACTGGTCTTTGATCGCACTGATGGTCATAGGGTCAGCCCTACTTGACGTGCAAGCAACGTTTAAAGAAATAACCGGTATCGTCTGTATTTATATAGCAGGTATAGGTATGGGGTATCTAATGAATAAAGAAATGATTCGAGTGGAGGACACATCATGAAAAAATTAGAGATAGAACTAGATCCCGGCGACAAGGGATGATTCTGCTAAGTTTTGCGTTACTAGCGAGGGTGCCATACATCCGGTTCAGAACACATGTCAGTTACTGCGATGGAACGCCGGTAATCTTTTCAAAACCAAATATGAAGCCGAAACCAAACGAGACCACATGCTTCTGTCAGCACAGATAGAGCGGTTTATCGAGTGGCATAAAGAAAGGGCCGAGGCATATCAAGTGTGGGTTTATATTGGCGTAGGAATAACAGGCGGGGTTACACCAGTTGGAACATGGTACAGGGGTGGCACAGGACTTAGGGTTATGCCTGAGTCTGTCTATGATAACTTGCGTATCGCTTTCTCTGAAGCAGAACTCTACTTCTGGCTAACAGGTAAGCGCGCATGAAAAAACAGATGCTATTAGATGCGGCTGAAGTACTAGACCGGTTTCGTATTTTTCCGATGGCTATGATGGCCTGTTATGGGACCTTTGTTTGGGAGGTGTTTATCTGGATAAAGGGTATGGAAACTATTAGCCTAGAAGCGGCAGGTATTTTCTCAACCGTGACCGGTGTGGCCGGATTTGTTTTTAATTTTTATACGAACTTACTTAATAGGAGTAAACCATGAAAATCGATATAAGTAAAAACGGCGTGTACGAGGGGGATTTCCCTTTTACCGTAAAGGATGCGATAGACCTAAGTCAAATAATCCATAGAGCGCAGGAAGAGCCCACGGCTACCATTACACTAGAATCTCAGGCTGAGATCAACTTATTACGTCTAGTCTTTGGTGCTATAGGAGGTAAGTCCCTAGCACGTAGTACCTGCTCCGACATCTGGGTAGAATTAAAGGATGCCTCTGATATCAGCCACAGGGACGCTATAAGTGCAAGAGAGGGTGAACTGTATCTTAGGCGTGACGTGGATAAAATACTAGGGTTCGTGGATTAAGTAGCCTATGAAAAATCAAGATATCTATCAGTCCGAAGAAGGGTTGGTTGGACCCGGCCGCGAACTGATCGTCCATTCTGCTATATCATATGCGTTAGGACACTCCGATTGGCAGTTGGTTGAAGTTGCCGATCGGGGCAGATACTTGGAGTGGGAAGACGGTACCGAGGTATTTCTATTTGATAGCAAGCCCCTCGTTAAGTTCCGTAAACTAATGACTGAAGAGCTGTCCCCCAGCCTCGGTACCCGAACCCATTACCAGTATTGTGTATTATATGAGGTAAAATAATGCTTTACTTTTTAAAAAAGCTGTGTTAAAATTTTTTCTCAATTAGTGATGCAGTAAACATTTATTAAAAACCAATAGACAGGAGTATTAGTATGACAGAACAAAACGCAGATAACACCTCAGACAAGTCTATAGAGGATAGTATAGAAAGATTAGTAAGAGTAGCTGAGGCCCCCGCATTAGCGGACCGAGTGGCGGAAGTTTTATCTAAGACTACGCCACATGCAGTGTTCCTAGGATTACTGTTCGAAGATAAGGATGAAGAGGGGAACGAGTTTCCTGACATAACCACACTAGGATCTTCGGACGAAGTACTACAACAGTTTTGTGAATTCGAAGAATTGCCTTCTGAGGGACCATTAAGTCGTCCCCGTTTCGATTTCGATCTTAGCAGTATGCAATCCGCCTTACCCAAAATAATTAGTCACTTCGATTGTTTTATTTATAATCTTTCAGGTAAAGCAGTTTTAGCCTCGGCCGCTATTGATTGGACCGAAGCGGCGATAGAAGAGATAGGTGAGTATAATACGTTCTCCCCCGGTCCTTACGCGCCAGACAAAGATGATAGTTAACGTACGGCGTCATGAAGGTAGAGATTTTAGTAGATGACGACCATGCCGGTAGCGATTTTATTCGCTACCGTAAGGGCGATGTGGGCACCGTGATAGAACATAAGTCACGTTTAGCCGGTGATCGATGGTGGCATTATAAAGTTGCACTTAAGGCAACTAGCACACCGGAAGGACGTGGGCTGTCTAAAATCGCTTATTTCACCAACAAGCAGGTTAGGCAATTATGAGTTTAGTATTAGCTATATTACAGGAAGCAGACATGGTTCACGAAGGTGAGACCATACTAGACGCCGAGGAACGCGGACACTTCTTATCTGAGGACTTGGAGCAAGCTAATTTAGCAGTACCACAGGTGGTCAGGCAGGGATATAGTAGCGATGTCGTTTCCTTGACCATACTGTTACGTGACCTAATGGAACAAGATAATGTTGTTGGAGTAGCGCACTGCACCGCACTGTTAGCGGATTTAATAGACCAGTACACTGCTTAAAACGATAGACCGATACCCACCCGTTGTGGTACAATGCGCGCAACGGTTGCACAGAAACAATTAAAATTTAGAGGATAAGATGGCTTGCCCACCACGTAAAATCAATGAAACATACGAAGATTACTGTGCTAGACGAAAGAAAGAGGCTGTGTTTACTAAACGTGCTCTAGTGCCTAAAGCCATCACAGGGGATGTGTACGTAGGTAGTCCCCCTATATATACAAAGGCGTTCGATAAGAACGGACAATTCCTTATCCCTGTTCAGTGGATCAAAGCACAGAAGGGTGTTCCCTATCGACGTGGTCCCGGTCATCCTAAAGTGATGGCGGCGTAGGTCCGTGCTGGTTAAAGAGTTTTCGTCTCCCTCTGAAGCGGCGGAATATTATATCGAGCTAGGGTGGCACCCCATAGCCGGAAGACCCGGCGGTAAGATACCAGCCAATAAAGACTGGAAGACCACCCCTTGGAAGGAGGCTACCGAACTCGAGCGCTTCAATAAGAGCGGTGGTGCTAGTAATATTGGTCTACTATTGGGTAAGACGTGTGTCGATATAGATCTGGACTCACCTAACGCAAGGCGCTATGCCCCTAAGCTATTACCTAAAACTTTAATGCTTAAAAAAGATGGTGTGGTGACTCACTATCTTTATAACATACCGAGTGGTCATGATCCTATACATACAAAACAGTTTACCCTCCCGTCTAACAAGATGTCTTGTGAGATGCGGGGAACGGATGGGTCTAATAACTCACAGTACACTATGGTTGCTCCGAGCTTGCATCCTTCCGGGGCAAAAATCGAGCTTATCGGAGATTCACCGGCAACTATCCAATCAGGAGACTGGCTGTTTAGGCAAGTTCGACTTGTGGCTACTTGTGACTTCATCACGCCTTATTGGAGCGACGGCAGTAGACATAACCTGTCACTCGGTCTCGCTGGATTTTTGGCCAAGAACCAGTACGATGAAGAAACCATACTCGATGTCGTTACCGCTATCGGTGAGATCACTGGTGATGTGGAAGATCGTAGTGCTCAAGTCAAGGCAACTATTCGCAAACTCGAGAACGGCGGACGTGTAGCAGGGGAGCAGACCCTACGACAACATTTACCCGATGATGCTTTCGCTGCACTTAAGCGCTGGTACTCTGATCAAATTACTCGCCTAGAGGATTATGAGATAGAGGAGATCGATGCGCTACCTATAGAACAACGTATGCCCTACCTAACCTATGTGATAGATGCTGACGTGTTCACTACCGATGGCACCCACCTTAAGGCCAACCAGATTCCACTTATCTTTGGGCGCACCGCTTCTCAGAAAGATATTAAAGGGCATATGCTAGCCTGTAATAACGTACGAGGGTTCGGTTACTTCCCTAACAAGGAACTGATCGTAGCGCACGGGGTTGAGAAGTACTGGAACAACTGGCGACCAACAACTATTCAACCAAAAGAGGGGGATGTTACACCCTTCCTTAGACATGTCGCTAGTTTATGCGACGGTGAGCCCGAGTCGATTGCTACCCTACTTGGCTTCATGTCCCATGCGGTCAAACGCCCGGAGGAAAAGGTTCGTTGGATGCCCATCCTGATCGGAGGGCAGGGTTCGGGCAAGAGTACGTTGTGTGACATCATGGGTCGGTTGGTGGGTATGCACAACTATTCTGCTATCGCAGCCGCCGATATGCTAGGTAACTGGACAGCCTTGTTGGAAAACAAATTGGTAGTGGCCATTGAAGAGATGAGGATATCACACAGTACGCAGACCAAGGCACTGGCCAACGCCCTTAAAGAAAAGGTGACTAATGATAAGGTTACGGTTAAGCGTAAGTATATTAATGAATACCAGATAGATAATGTGACGCGTTTCATAGGCCTGTCAAATCACCTAGTGCCTATTGAGATAGAGCCCTCAGACAGACGCTATTACGTTATTGTTTCGGCTACCGCTATAAAGAACTCAGGTGTAACAGTTAGTGATGCCACCGCCGATTGGATAAACGGTTACCACGATTGGTTATACTACAACGGTGGTATGGAAGCAGTCATGGCTTACTTGTTGGACTACGACACTCAAACGTTCACTCCTAATAAGGCGCCTATTCAATCTGACCGCCAAGCTAAGTTTAAGGCTGCTATTCAGGAGACCACTACAGCACCGGATAGGGCAGAAGAAACTCAAGAAGCCTTACAACACATTGGGGCCAACCATCCGATCTGTGAGATTTCCGTTATCCGTCAATATATGTCAGAAACGCAAAATATTAGTGGCGTTTCTAATCGCATGATCAACACCGTGCTAGACCACTATGGCCACCGTCGGTTTGCGATTAATAAGAATCAACCCGGTAAGCCTACCAAACGGTACAGTTTGTGTGTACTGTCCAACGATCCGATTTATCGTTCTATGACCGATCGCGATCTACTAGATACTTACCTTAAGCATGTAGATCCAGAATTCTAAACGTGGTATAGTAACAGTGTACTACTACCCAGCTATGGTGTTCGTGGTCTAACTGGTAAGGCCCCCGACTGTGACTTGGGAGGATGTGGGTTCGAACCCCATCGAACACCCCAATGGAGAAAATATGAGTAAAGATGTATTAGAAAGAATCGAAGAACTGGTAGACGAGGACATCGAGTGCTCTACTATCGCATGGGATAAAGGTGTTCCTAATTATTATGTCGTGTGTGGACGAAAAACGTTCTACGTCCGTAACCTTAATACTTGGTGTGACTTCTATGAGATCAATTATCAAATGCTTTTACGTAAACTGCGTGAAGGCAAGGGCAGCTACAAAGGTGTGCAGGTGACAAAGCTATGATGGTAATTGCTGGTATCCTGTGTTACTTACTAGGGGGCTTCGTAACAGCCCATGTACTTACGATCCTATACACTGACTATATAGACGAGGGACTTTATGTACTAGCGTTTATGTTTTGGGTTTTTATTGTTGTGGTCGGACCCGTTATATGGTTGCTTTACCACCTTTACCATTTTAGTAAAAAACAGGCACACGGTCATGATAACTAAACTTACTGTTCTCTCATGTGACTATGAAGGCCAGTCATTAACAGCCTTCATTGAAACTAACCACAAGTACTTTCAAATAGATGAGCTTACCCCTATAGGGCAGGAGGCAATATCCACAAATAAGGGTGTCACCTTCGATCCGACCGGGTTCTTAGCAGATGGCGCCTGTGTGTATGATACTGAGAAAGAGCTTTGTTATTTTAGTGTGGTGCCGGTGGGAAGTGAATCGTTCCAAGATATACACATGAATATTAGTGGTACCCGGAACAATTTTCGTATACCAATGTTTGACCTTTCTCGCTTGGTCAGTACTTCTTATGTGTCCACGTGGTCTGATCTGAGCGCCTACACGATATGGTCCCGTAAGGGGGACATTGTACAGTACCGTGATCTCACCGGTGTCTTTTCTGAGGAACTGCCGATAAAAAGAAGTGTTTTGGTAACTATATAAATGACAGAGATAGTCTTAAAGACCGAGCCAATGGCTCATCAAAAGTACGGTTACGAGCAGTTCAGAACACACAAGTTCTTTGGGCTGTTCTGGGAGCAAGGGTGTGTTTCATCCGACACTGAGTTTTTAACGACCGGCGGTTGGAAAAGAATTGATGAGTATTGTGAGGGGGATCTAGTAGGCCAATGGGACCCCGCTACTTTAGAGGTGAGTCTAGTCGAGCCGTCAGAGTACCATGTGTACCCCAGTGACGGCTTCCATCACTTTAAACATAATCGCGGGCTGGATCAAATGTTATGCAGCTCACACCGGATGCCCACCCTAACTAAGCAGAATAGAAATGCCGGTTTTACTCACGCGGGGGAGTTGGTTGATCGCTTAAGCGCCTCCCCCACTGCGATGCAGTTCTTACCCACCACTTATAGACTAAGTTTAGGAAAGGGTATTCAAAGTAAATTAGGTATGTCAGAAAACGACATCAGGTTACAGGTGGCTGTACAGGCGGATGGTTATTTCCCATCTAACTGTAAGACCTCTCGCTGTACCATACGTCTTAAGAAGGGTAGAAAGATAGAGCGCCTGAGATGGTTATTGAGAGACACCTCAAATGTATACGAACGTGTTTGTAAAACAACAGGGTACACTATTTTTTCATTTGAAGCCCCTGTAAAGCAGAAGGATTATCATGGGTTTTGGTGGGAGGCAGACCAAGAAGACATGAAGATTATAAAATCCGAGTGCTTACAATGGGATGGTAATCAAGAACGACAAGAATTTTACACCACAATTGAATCGGATGCTGATTTCATACAACTAGTGTTCGGAGGGATAGGTTGCTACGCTTCTAAGGGAGCGGATGGTCGCGGTAACTTTGTAGTTAGGGCACGCAAATCAAACAAAGGTCTGACCACAGTAAGGGCCAGTAATATAACATACTATCCTCCACAAGAAGGGGATAAGAAATATTGTTTCACCACCCCTTCCGGTGGGTTGTTACTAAGACGAAATGGAAAGGTGTTCCCGACGGGTAATACAGGGAAAACAAAAACATTACTTGACCATGCCGCTCATGCCTACGCACGAGGCGCCATAGATTGTGTGGTGGTGATTGCACCGAACGGTGTACACGCTAACTGGGTAGTTGAGGAGATTCCCAAACACCTTGCGGTAGCCGATGACGAATACATAAGCTGGACCTACTATAACAGTAAGGGTAAGAGGTGGGAGAAAGAATTCGTTGGAGTCATAGATGAAGCCAATCATCGCGACAAGCTAAAGATCATTTGTTTTCCAACCGAAGGATTCTCACGGGCTAAAAAGCAGTTTGCTGCGCTCGAGTACCTTTTAAAAACTCATCGCTGCTTTGGGATTATAGACGAATCTGATGACATCGGTAACCCAGATGCTAAGAGGACCAAGTACTTAATTAAGCAAGCTCCGAAATTTGTGGCGCGTCGTATCGCTACAGGCACCCCCGTGGATAGTAAGCCGCTCGCCGCTTGGTCACAACTACAGTTTTTGAGTCCCTCAATATTAAAGCAAGACTATTATAGTTTTCGCGCACGATACAGTTATATGGCGGACAAGGTTATCAAGAAAGGTGCCCGTGAGATCATCCAGAAGTTCCCGGTGGGGCACCGTAATCTGGATAAGTTGGGCGCTATCATGAAGACCTGTAGCGATCGCGTACTGAAAGAGGACTGTGTTGACCTGCCTGCTAAAGTCTATAAAACGATACCTCTCGAGATGGGCCGTGAACAGAATCGCTTCTATCGAGATATGGAGGAGCGTGCGTTCTACCTACTCGAAGAGTTCCAAGAAGTTGAGGCCGCCTGTCGTGAGGGACAAGTTGCACCTGAAGAGTTAGAGGAAGCACGTGTGGTGTACGCCAAAAATGCACTGGACCTGATGGGCAAACTATCGCGTATCACCGGGGGGTTTGCGGACAAGGGTGTGTTCATTAAGGACGAGCCCAAGATCAGGTGGTTACGTGAGAACGTTGATAAGTACACGGCTACTACTGACTTAATCACATGGTGCAGGTACCGAGATGAAATCGATGCTGTCGTTGAGGCCCTTGGCGAGGACCGATGCGCTGTCGTTCATGGGGGCGTCCTTGGTGAGGCACGAGAGGAACAAATTTATCGGTTTAAAAACGATGAGACCTGTGATACACTGGTGACTAACCGAACCATGTCACGTGGCCACACCCTCGTGAACGCATCCAATAACGTGTTCTTTTCTAACAGTTATTCGTTACGTGATCGCAGGCAATCCGAGGACCGTACCCATAGAACGGGACAAACCTCCAAGTGTCTGTACCTAGATTTAGTGTGCGTTGATACCATCGATGAGGGTGTGTTGAAAGCACTTAAGCAAAAGAAAGATGTTAGTGACCTCGTACTAGGCGATCCCGCCCGTGCATGGGTCCAAATGGTGAGTAAATAATATGAATGAAAGTATAATGGACTTAATGGAGGCGGACGTCGATGAGAAAGCGATGGCTCTCCCAGACTCCGGCGATGTCAGTGACCTAACGTCGCTTGTGGCCAAGTTAGATGATGCCAACAAGGTGTTAGATGAGCTAGAGGAAAAAGTTAAGGCCCAGAAGAAGGTGGTCAAAGAACTGTCAGAACAACACATCCCGGATCTCTTTAAAGAGATGGGCAACGTCAAGTCCCTTGAACTGGGGGATGGTCGTAAGGTGTCGGTAGCCGAAGACTTTGCAATAAGTATTAAGAAAGCCACCCAACAAGAGGCGTTCACATGGCTGCGAGAGAACGGTAAGGAGGAAATCATTAAGCGTAAGCTGTCCCTCCAATTTGACCGCGGGGAAGGCGCCGAAGCGCAGGAGACAGTAGACCTCTTGTTAGAAAATGATTTGTCGTTTAGTGACACTGAATCTGTACATCCTCAGACACTAAAGGCATCTATGAGGGGAATGATCGAAGAGGGTGTTACACCACCTGAAACGTTCTCTTACTACCCCTACCAAAAAACTGTAATAAAATAATAGGAAACCTTTAAGATGAGTAATACAGAAGTAGTAGAAAAGGCTAACACCGAGTTGGCCGTAATTAATTATGAGGCGGATGGTCAGGAGGCCACCAAGTTTGATCAAGATGATCTGACGACACCTTTCCTTAAGGTGCTTCAAAAGGGTTCGCCCGAAGTAGATAAGGACAGTGGTGACTACGTGCAAGGTGCTGAAGTTGGTATGATAATCAATACCTCTTCTAAGGCACTTACCACAGCCCCTGCCGTGTTTATCCCTTGTGGTTACTCCCGGCAGTTCCTTGAATGGGTACCGCGTGAGGCCGGGGGTGGGTTCAAGGGTGAGGTGTCCCGAGAGTTCGCTTTAGGACTAGAACGTGATGACAGGGGGCGTTACCTACACCCTAATGGAAACCACATCATGGATACACGAGTCTGGTACGTGCTTCAGGTGATCGATGGCGACTTACAGCCAGCGGTCCTTAGTCTTAAAAGCACGGCGATCAAGCGTTCTAAGGAGTTAGGGGACATCATTTCGTCTATCCGATTAGAGCGTGCTGACGGTTCTAAGTTTCGACCTGCGGATTACAGCCATACCTATGTTATGGATGTTACCCACGAACAAAAAGACGGCGACACTTGGAAACTGCCTAAGTTCGGTATTGGTGAGCAGATCACTGACGCCGCTACCTACACTGCGGCTAAGGAGTTCGCTGAGATCGTATCTAGGGGCGGTGCCAAAGTAGACCATGCAGCATCTGATGAAGGTGGTGGTGCGGCGACATCACACACTGAGGAATCAAACGAGTTCTAGTACTTACTGGGAAGTGCCAAAGTCCTCCGACTTAGGTCGGGGGCATTTTAATAACGGTCAACAAGGTATACCATATATGATATATAACCACGATATCGGAACAAATAGTCTGGTCAAGATTAACGAGTTACCAAACTTAGATGAGGCCATTAGACTATGCATAGACATAGAAACATATGACCCTAATCTTAAAAGCACCGGCCCTAGTGTTCGTACAGGTGGGTACATAGCGGGTATCGGTGTGGGGGCAGAGTTCGAACAAGGCACCATCGATGGTTGGTATATACCTATCGAACACGAGGGGTATGAAGATGAGTGTTTTAATGCTGAAGAGACCATACACTGGTTGAAGAATCTAATGGAAAACCCTCATCGGGAAGTGTTGTTTGCGAACGCACTCTACGACCTAGATTATTTATCAAATCAACAGGGTGTTCGTCCCGCCGGTAAGATTATTGATGTTCAGGTAGCCGAACCGCTTATCGATGAGAACGCCAAGTCCTACAGCTTAGGTGCGCTGGCTGATAAGTATTTGGGGGAAGCCAAGGTTGATGACGAACTCTATGAGTACTGTGCCTCTCAATTTGGGGGAAGAGCCACTAGAACACAGGCGGGTAATATTTACCGCTGCCCGCCTGAGGTAGTTGCTAAGTATGGTATTGGGGACGTAACCCTGCCGTTAAGAATCTGGGAGCGTCAACGTGAAGAGTTATCTAAACAAGCGCTTTGGGACGTGTTTGATTTAGAGACGGCGTTGATACCAATGCTGTTAGATATGAAGTCCCGTGGTGTCCGGGTCAACATGTCTATGGTCGATGAGGTTCAGAGCGGGGCGGCCAAACGAATGATCCAGCTCCAGAAAGAAATCGATCAAATGGCGGGGATGCCAATAGCTGTTTATGAGAACGCATGTTTGGAAGAAGCTTATACAAAGTTGCACTTACCCTATGCGCGTACCGAGGCAGGTAACCCATCGTTTACTGCGGCCGTACTCGAGAACTCTGAGTTTGGGATCAAGGTTAACGAGCTTAAGAAAGCGACCAAGATGCACGACGTGTTCTTAGACAGCTACATAAATAGTTATGTTGTTCGTGACCGAATACATCCAGCGTTTAATCAATTAAGGGGAGACGAGTACGGTACCGTCACCGGGCGGTTCAGTTCTTCCCTGCCAAACTTACAGAACATACCCGGTGACCCATTAATACGATCCTTGTACGTACCTGAGGATGGAGAGGATTGGTATAAACTAGATTATTCATCTGTTGAATATCGATTAGCACTACACTATGCCAAAGGGCCTGCCGCGGAAGCCATGCGTGCACACTATGCGGACGATCCATTATTCGATGCTCATGGGATGACAGCAAAAGATATTGGGATAACCCGTAAACAAGCTAAGGTGATCAACTTTGGGTTAATTTATGGAATGGGAGTTAAAAAATTATCTGAATCACTAGGGGTAGGAATGTCCGAGGGCAAGCAGATCCTGAACCGGTTCCACGATAACGTTCCTTTCATGAAAGAATTATTGGACCTAGCCAAGAGGACTGCCGACAGTCGTGGTCACGTACATACATTGGCGGGTCGCCGCCGACGGTTTGATCTGTATGAGCCTAGCCGTTGGCAGAAAGGTAAGTTCCCTAAACCCCACGCGGAGGCGCTGCATGAGTACGGACCGAACATTAAACGAGCGTTTACATACAAAGCTCTTAACGCCGTAGTTCAGGGGTCTGCCGCTGACGTTATGAAGAAAGCGATGGTGGACATTTATCAGTCGGGGGTATGTGCTGTGGTTGGGGTACCTATGCTGACGGTACACGATGAGCTAGATTTCAGCGCAAACCAAAGTAGTGAGCACATAGAGGCTATGCGCGAGGTCAAGCACCTTATGGAAACAGCCTTTGTAGTTAAAGTACCTTTGGTGGTCGATGTAGAACGTGGATCATCTTGGGGATCGATTAAGGAAATAACATTATGAGCGAAGCTAAGTTTAAAAAGCAGGTACAGGCGGGTTTTGTAGCCTACAGTAACCACTATGATGTGCCACTACACTGGCAACTTCATGAGGACTCTGACAGTGTAGGTATACCTGATGTCAGTTACGGGATACTTAAGAAAAATGGTTGGATAGAGGCTAAATGGGACGCACGGTTACCGTCACCGGGGGGTAAATACAATCCTCACTTTGAAGCCTATCAGGAAGCGTGGCTCGTGGCTCGCGGACAGGCGGGAGCAGGATGCCACCTCGTTCATGGATTTAGTGACGGTCACTTGATTATGTCTTATGAGGGGCTTATGCGGAGACGGCCGGGGATGACTATGATGGACGTAGCAGACTTACCCGGAACAGCCCTGATCCACGATAAGTTTGATAAGGACTCTGTTCACATATTACTTCATGGAATGGCATAGATAAAGATAAATCATTGGTGCCCAAGGACGAGGGCACGTACAATGTCGCCTCACAATTAATAACTGGAGGCAAATATGGAACTCAAAATTGAACGCGTGGCTACCACAGCACTCATCCTTGTGCTAATAACACTTCCTTTCCTTGCGGTAATGGGGCTATAGTCCCCATTACTATACTACATCAAATATAGTTTTTCCCTTAACATGGTTAACTAGCGCACGTTTACCGTTAGAGTAGATCAAGCAATCGGTCAGCATCCATGTTCCATACCCTTTAGCATACCCCATTGAATCGGTCGAGGTACCTACCTGCCAGCACCCTTTCTCAATGCAAGGTGTGTGACTGTGACCAATTATGGTCTTGAGAGTAGTCTTAGCGAACCCCTTAGCACTACCGCGAGCACCATTAGTTCCGGTATCCCCATGTTGTGATACATCGATCGTATTGATCATACGTGCATCATTACGATCTAGAAACTCATAATGAACAGAACAGCCCCACTCATCGAAGCAAGTCTCGAGGGCACTTCTTGGAGTACCATACATATTAGACGCTAGCCAACCGTGAAACTTAGCGTTGGCCGGATCCTTGTGTACGTTATAACTATTGTGCCACTGATCGAGGTGATCGTTATGGTTAGAACCAACAATGTAGTTCTGGGTACCAGCCCCTAGTCTTTCGATGTAGTCTATCGACATACGCACCTCGTCCTCGATAAACACGTCTCCTTTCAATGCCATCTCGATTCGTTCACGAACAGTGTTGTGATGGGAGCCAATGTGCTGATCGTGCAGATCATGGAAAACTTGTATGTCAGGACGTATCAAGTCGTTAACGCGTTGTTTTGAGGCCGAGATCTGAGCAATTTCATGCCATACGTGGCTGTCACCATGCACAATATTCGCGACAGCGGGGTCGTTTGATAGCCCTTCTTCGGTCCAATACTCGTTACCAAAGGCAAAACCGGTACCATCCCATCCCAACTGAATGTAATAGAAAGCTCCCCGCACCACCTTGACGTAGATAGCGTAAATCGTATGATAGAACTTAGCCTTGCCCCCGGCATCGGTTGCCGAGTACTTAGGACGATTACAACTACCTGTTGTCATCATTACTTTCGGCATCTGATTCTTGGGCGTGCCTACCAGTTCCATAGCGAGTTGAGGGTGACCGTAAATTGCACTCTTCTGTCCAGACAGCGCTTGCTTACCTGCGAGCGGATTAACACTCGTGGCATTCAATCGATGAGAGGATATAACTAACTTAGGTCCTAGGTGCAGGTCCTTGGTGAGCGCGAACGGTTCTATTTCCTCGGGCCACTTGTGAACCTGCTTTGATCGGAACCCATCTGGATTACGGTATCGTACAGGTACAACTAATAGTTGCCCCTCCCTGTATTGCGCAAATTTATCTAGCGCCGTCAGGAATGGTTTTACAAGGGGTGAGTTATTGGTACATGAGGTGATCACGAAGTCCTTAGACTTTCGGGCAGCCACCATGTCGAGAGAGGAAGGACACTTGATGTCCCAGAAGGAGGGGGAGGATTTATTGGCATTGATAGCCGGTAAGGTTACGCCCGTATGTTCTTCCGCGGCACGCCGGAGTCTGTGTTGTCGTCTAGGGTCCTTTGTTTTATAACCTGCTCTGCGGCAGGCATCAGCTTGGGACTTGGAGTCTCCCCAAACCTCAACTAGTTTCTCTAATCGTTGCTCAGAAGTAGTAGCCATATATGGGCCTCCGTATTTTGGCAAGCCCATATTCTATCATAATTAGGGTTTTGGCTCTAGTCGATATCGTTACAGTTCAAGTAGTTACGGGTGCCTTTTAATATTTCAGTACATTGTGTCGGCACGGTAACCTGTTTTTTACCAGTCATTCGTTCCACAAAAGACGAAAACAAGAAAACCGAATCACAGCCAAACTCCTCAAGTTTCTTGCGGTAGTTGTGCATATGGCAGTTTGTTTTCAACTCGCCCTCGGGTCGGATAGGGTAGTCTAGTAAGCTAATCTCACTGGGAAAAGCCACATTAGGGGGATCAACAATTATTGTTTCAGGTGGTCTCGTAGCGCAGCCGCTAATCAAGCTCATCAGGGTAAGTAACAGTGCCCCATTCTTTAGTTTCGTCATTTCTTTTTGTACCGTTTTTTCCAACTTCGTTGTAATATGCTTGTCGCCATTCTTCCCGACGTATGTCTCGGGCCTCGCTCTTAGCCTGTACCTGCTCCACAGTTTTATTGAACCCCGTAGTCAGTTGTTCGATCTGTGACGCATGGGTGATTTTCAACGCATCTATCTCTAACTGAAGTTCATCGGCTTTAGCTGCTTTGGAGAATGTACCGGTCACCTTGTTTATGCTGAACCAGCCAAGGACTGCCGACAAAGCTATCGGCAGTACCCATCGTAACAAGATACCCATTAGTTATCGACGCACCCGCCGCCAGTCGAGCAAACTAGACCATCACCATTATCATCAAAGCAGTCATTGGCATCTTGGTTAGAACCCTCTTCAACAGGAATGAGTTCACGTAGGTCACACATTTCAGGTTCCCCCTCCTCAGGACCCCCGCCTAAAGTAATCGGATTTACCGGAGCGGGCTCGGTAAGAATACCACTAACTTGTTCTACACTGTAGGTATTACCCTCACCGATAGCACCTTGGATAGTAGATCCGTTGTCTGCATTGATATTAACAGAGTCTTTTTCAAGTGCGGATGTCGCTAACTTACCAAAGGTATCTATGCCTTTATACCCCAAGGCTGTCTGTCCAAGTACGCCAAGGGTACCTTTAACGAGTCCCGTCCAAGCCTGAGTTTTTTGCACACTAGCAGAGGCTTCCGCAATACGAACGTCGTTACCATTAGTAGGAGTACGCTTATTAGTATCGAGTGCGTCAAGTGCTCGTAACGCAACCTGTGCTGTTGGATCAATTACGTGCTCATACTTCTTAGCCTCTGCTTTAAAGTACTCGGCATTAGCGAGCGCATCGAATTCAGCTTGCTTCATAGCAGCGTAATCCGCACTGCGCATTGAAACGACAGTAGCGCCATCACTAATACTGATATTTTTTCCTGTACTACCGCACGCAGTAAGAAACGTGAGTAAAAGGAATATGGTTAGGGGTTTAGTAAATTTCATTCATATCTCCTAGTGACAGAGTTCTCCGCCGAGTTGTGTGTATTTCGGTTGCCGTCGAGATATGTGTTCGAAGTAGGAATAGTTTTCTTCACACGCCCACATAGCACGTTTACGACCGTTCTTCAACAGCATTGTACCACAGATTTGTTCAGCCTGCACTAGGTCTCCGCCCGAAAGTTGCAGTTCCCAAATAATCCAATTACCCCCGTTATACTCCGCTTCAGCTATCTTACGGTTAACACAGTACTCACTGTCTCCGCCTTGTGCCGCGTAGTTATTGTTTTTTTCCTTAAGTTCAGAGTAAATGATGCCACAAGACATCTGCCAATGAGTGTTCCAAGGTTGGTATGATCCTAGATGAGAGCAATGTGTTTGCGCCAACCACTTTCCTGTGCTGTCAGTGAACTGACGGTAACCCTTGGCGTACGGTGACTGCGCGAACTGATTACACCCGCTTTCTTGTTCTGTCAAGGCTGCTTCCCTGCTTGGATTGTTTGATTCCAAGTAGTAGGATACCAGTGGGTCACACTTAGCAGGCCAATTACCTCGGGGAACAGGGTCCCCGACAGGTGGTTCAGCCTCGACAGGACCGCTACAAGCGCATAAGAATAGCGCGATAAAAGTGATTAAATAGCGAGAGAACATGCGATTATCAGAGCATACCCTATAGCCAACACATTCTGCCGCTTGTATTCTTGGTCCTGTGGTAATTCATGCGTGCGATCGTGAAGTACTTTACGCTGTACAATCCAATAGAATAGGAAGGACGCTAGACCAGCCTTGGCGAATTGCATTATCATCTGTGACGCCCATCCAATGAACAAGTCTTTATTAAAAAAGAACACCACTGACAACAAGATAACGCCCATGATTGCCGCCTCTTTCATTCGAAAGCGACCCATAGGTGAGTCCGGTTCTGATTTGAACCACGCTATAACTTTTAACCATAAATCTTTCATACTAACCTCCGGGGGTCATTCTGACCAATATTTCTTTTATCTCACTAATAGAAGATTCCAATCCACGTAGGTGCTGCATTATTCCTACGTTCTGTTTTTCACTCTCATGGATCTTCGCTTCATGCGTGTCTAATCGTTTATGAACACGCTCCAGTTCTTTGTCACGTTCCGCCACTTCTCGCGTAAGCTCTTTAGCTACTTGATCCACATCGTACTTGTTTTTTCTGACCATGAAGACCACGCCGCCAACAATAGCTATAATAGTTATCGTTCCGGCTATGATCCGAACCACAAGTCCTAATTCTACTAATCCCATTTCCACACTCTATTGTTTTTATTTGTTATATTATCCGATTTCCATCCAATTTACAGAAAGATCATTAAGTGTCACAAAGGTATTAATGTCCACTATTCGAATGTAAGGTTTTATTTCCCACTCATCATTTTGATTACGTTCCCCACTTAATAATGTATCATTTAAGGCTACTCCCCCATGCACCCCGAAATTTGTATCTGAATTAGGCATACTAAAGAACCCGACTTCGATAGAATCACTACTATTAATAAATGTGCCCGAAGAATTTCTATGATACATTTGCACTCTAGACCTGACTCCTGACCCGGCAACGCCCGATCTTTCTGTTAGTATCCCCGCACTGCAACTGTAAACGAAGGTGCTAGTGGCAGAGGTTGCAGGCACCACCAATGAGTTCACTGTCGCGGCTGTAAACGTAGTAGTATTGTGGTCAGTAGTATAAGAACCCCACTGACCCGTACCTCGAAAAGAACCTGTCTGCAGTATTTGAGGCCCGGGGTGCTGTGCCGCAGCCACTGCAGCATCTACATTTTCAGTAATGGTCGCATCGATACCGGCCTGATCTACTGTACCATAAACAATTAATGTTTGTGCTTGGTTGAAGTCGAGGTCTGAATCATCTGTGATAGGACCTACTTGAGTACGTAAGGTCTCAACGCGTATCAACTGTCCAGACTCAAAACGAACCCTTACCCGTGTCCAGTCACCGGAGAATAAGCCATCAGCGTATTGAATAATAACAACCGCCTCCTGCCCTTCTGCCACCGTACCCGAGGCATCAACGATACCCTGCTCTATTGTTTGGTATAAATTTATCGAACTACCTAAGGTATATACGCCGGTTGCGGTCTGAGAGCATTGTTGCCTAGACCTATTTAAAATACTTACAGCCATTCGTCAATCTCCGTCGCTGTTATTGATATAGAATAATTAAAGGCTTGTTGAGGAGTCATCGCAGTACCCTGAACAGACGCGAGGAACCATAACTCATCAGTGGTTTTATCTCGTTCATATAAGCAGTATCCGTCTTTCAACCTACGTGTTAATAGTTTATTTAAGTTCTCAACGGTGGTCTCTGACTGGTTGTCAAACTGCAGCGTGTGCCTACGCGTTCTGTCGGTAACCCTGAACCTATTGGATGTTTCTGTTTGGCGTTCTTCCAGAACAGGACTTCCTAATTGTTGGGAGCCCCAATTATAATTATCGTCTGGTTCCCACCCGAGTGTTCCTATAAAAATATTTTGCATCTGCGTTTGTTCAGTCAGTTGCTGGAAAGTAACACTGTATTCGATATCAGAGGTTCTTTCTGGGAACCTAATAATCATATTGGTGGTTTCGCAATCGTCATCTATTAAAAATAATTGATCACTAACTATATTCGTGAAGTTAGTTCCATCAAAGGCGGCCACAGATACTGTGGGAGCTGATTCGATAGGAACGCCCTCTATGGCAAGGCGGTCTACAGGTCTGGCTTCAGGGAGTACTATAGTAAATCTCGAGTACACCCCAGAAGCCTGGTAGTCAACATTATTAATCGAAGGTATTAATATATTTTGTTCGGTTGCGGACAAGGCTCTATAGACAGTTCCTATAGTACTCAGGTCGGTCCCATCAAAAAACTCTTCTACCACAGCCGCATCTAAGTAAGGTCTGGTAAGGCGCATACTATTAATCATTAAACCGCACTCCTGTAGTTGTTATAAAATACGGCTACTATGTCCATATTACGTGTTTCTAAGTTTCGAGTTACGGTAGTTAGTTCACAGATAAATCGTTGAGGTAAGTCTGGACTAAAAACATAACCTACCATACCCGGATCTAATCGATGATGATCACCCTCTAAAGAAAAGCTCCACTCACTGGCAGAAGAACCATCACGTAATATTCTACCTGCCAAGTACTCAGCGTCAGACTTCTCAACCACTGACGAAAATATTGTCTTAGGTTCTAATTTGGACTCCCTTATTATCAGAGAAGAGACACTATCTAGATCTCTAAGTTTGTCGGAGTTCTCATCAAAATATTCTATCTCATACCTAGATTGTCTGGCCAAGGTCCTTTCACGAACGATCGAGTCCTTTATGATAAGTGCGTCCGATATTTCAAACTCAGCACTTGACGGATTACCATTGTATCTAGATCTAAAGGCAAGTTTTTGTGTGTCCAGATCCATTATACGGATAAAGTCAGTTTCGGAGCACAAGGTGTCACACCAACTAATAACCGGCCTTTGTTCTGTAAAGGCCTTACCAATCCGCATTGTTCTAGGGTAATCCGGTAGCACGAACCCCTCGCCCGCCGCAGCATCCACCATTAACTTCATCACATCGCCTACAGGGGTAATCTTTATAGTTCCGTCCGCGTTCAACCTCGCTATTCTATTACGAGGCACCCCATTCAAATCAGTAAAAGAACCAACAATTATTAGCCTATCACCAATTTGATAGGCTGCGTCCTGCACTTCTGTAGCACCTGTTATGGCTTCTCCGAAACTAGGCATCAACTTTAAACTTGCGTCCAGACCCGCTAGCCCCGGTAATTGCCGGGTACCAGCCTCAGTAAAAGAACCTTGTACCACGTAGCCGTTATCTGTTTCCCATACTTTGTTAAACCCGCCATTAAAATCATCGGATATAGGTGCTCCCGCAGCGTTCCTACTAACATTCGGATCAGAAAGTAAAACATTGCCGGAAGAATCTAGCAATGCCGCATGGCCACTGTTTTGAATACCTCCGAGGGTTAGCCAGTCCCCTACAATCAGGATTCTATTTCCTTCAAGTAACAGCATGTCCTTAGCGGTGTCGCCATCACTAGCAGTACCTGCATCAAAAGAAGGGTCTATACTACCATCATTGTTAAGGCGGTAAATAACCCATCCATCTATTTGTCCCTGCTCACTGAAAGAACCACAAACGTAGTATTTATCCCCGAACGGTATGATTTTTAACACATCCGCTAGGTTGTTAAAGTCTGCTGTGAATGTATTATCTACTGAAAAGTCACTGTTTAGTCTAAGCACACCATCGGTATCCTTACCAAGTAACGAGGTAAAGTCTCCCGTGATTAAAAACTTATCACCATCACGTGTGATACTTAGATCACTACCTGCCACCGCAGCCAATCGATAGAACACATCAAAACTTGTGTCTACTCGACCAAATTCATCTAACTTAATTAAACTCGATCGCGTGCTCAAATCTTGGCTACCGAAGTTTCCACTAATGTAGATGTCCTCTCCCACAAATACCATATCATCGAGGGTTACGGGACCCGGTTGACCTATTCCATTTAACCCATACATGCCCACATCACTAGGGTTCGTTGTAAGCACATCAGGTTTAAAAGTAGGATCGTATTCTCCCTCAGAACTTAGCCTAACTAACTCGGTAACAGAGGACCCTTCTACCTGCGTTATTGACGGACCATGTATATAAATCCGGCCTTGCGGGTCGGTCCAAACCTTAGTAATAGTGTTGTCTACCAAGATGTCTGAATCAAATTGCAGTTCACGTTGCCCGTGAAAACTACCAAAGACAGTCTCTCCATATTTTTCTGAAACCTTGAGGTTACCTTGGTCATCATAAAGTGAAAGCGACCTAGGTAATGCAGGATACTGTTCTATACTAGGTACCTTGAACCCCTGAATAAACTTAGGTTCGTCAGACTGGGGATCAAGTACTTTATTCTCAGTGCCTATAAAAGAATTGTTAGCCGGTATATCAGCCACCCACTCACGATAATCAGTGACGTGTACCTCATATGGAGTAAGTCCTCGCGTGGTAAAAAAATGCAGTCCGCCTGAAGCTGAAGCACCACCTAGGTAGCCGTCTGACACAGAATCCCCGGCCACGAAGGTATACTCCTCGAAGGAATCAGTTACTTTAGTAGTCAGTTCTGGAACACCTTGCGTGTAACCCCAACTTACATCCACCTGAGTCAATCCCACTACACGTGCTCGAAACGAACAGTTCCTGTAAGCCGTAGTATCTGAGGGGGAGTCTTTAATCAACATCCGTGTACTAAATCCGGTGGAGGATGAGGCGGCAGGTATCATTCTAATTATTCCTTCTTCCAGAAACGTTCCGAAAGTCCCTGACGAAACAACTAATTGGGACAGATTAAAAATAACCTCTTCCCCTACCGAAAACCAATTCATGTTTAATTTATCGGCGCCTACTTCTGTCCAAACTAATCGACGTGTAGCGCCCGTTTCACTATCGAACAAAGACAGTGGTATGTCTGGGGCTTTACTGAAACTAGTAATACTTTCTCCACTAGAAGATAACACCTCTAAGGTCAGTCCGGCAAGTGGTACATCTGATGAAATACAAAGTCCCATTACCTGAGGGGTATAGGCCTCTAGTTCTTTAATCCAGATGGCTGTTAGAGTCCCGTCCCCTAAGTCAAACAAGCCATTACCTGTATAGTCGAACTCAATGGTATCACTAAAAACATTGCTTAGGACGACTTCACTGTTAACTGTTAATCCGTAGTCGGGAGTTATGGAATCAGGATCTTTACTCCAGTTATCTATGGTGGCCACAGCACCGGGATCTTGATTAAGACTCCTAACAACTAGGGTGGCCCCTTTAATTTTACGGTCGAGTTTTATTTTTACACGGCCCGTATCGTTATCTCGACCGTTTAATTTAACCCAGTAATTGGAATAACCGTCTACATCACCTCCCGCATTATAAAGTACGGCTCCTCCGGTAGTAGTTATCTCGCATCCTACACGGCCACTGCTAACCGCACGTTTATCTGACTGCTTACGAAAATTAAAATCCCTTGCCACGGCTGCTATATCTGTCTTTGCGTCATCCTCTGCCAGAACCCTAAACACACCGGACGAATCTTTATTCGCCTGCAGGGTAGTATTTTTTCGAAATGTTGATATCTGGATATTGACCGGAACCGTAGAGACTAATTTCTGGTTGCTTTCGGTAACAAGGTTGAGGTCTGTGCTATCATATACGAGACCTGTGGTAGCTCCCGTGACGTCTAAGTCTCCGTATATTTCCTGATCTTCGAAAGCTACGAAAGGACAAAAATCAATAGGGGTGTCCCGGTTAGGTGATATTTTCCCGTCATGAAAATCAAATATACCGGGTTGTACGGGTTTCGGAGAGTGGCCTCTAACATCGCCAAATATATAATCCTTGGTGGCGCCGTCAGACAACCCACCGTCGTGTGTATTAACCGGAAAGGGGTTGTACAGTTCCGCAGGTAAGGCGTCACAACTAAGTTCTAGGTTATCGTCCAAACTAAAAGATGTAAAGGTACCTGTACTGATTACCTTGTAGTCACTATAGTCTAAAGTTGTTTGTCCTTCTTCTTGATAGAATACACGTCCGCCAACTTTAAGAACATAAGGGCTGTCGTCCCAAAACTTATCTCTCAAATTCTGGGAGGCACCCTTATAATCAATACTAAAGGTTGCGATGTTGTTAGAACCACCACTGCCACTAAACGGCTCTGGAATTGACGAGACCAAGGATGTTTCGTTCAATAACAATTTATGGTAATGCTTACCTAAAACAGGACCTGTAGAAAAAACCATGTCCGCATTGCTGGGCAAGACAACGACAGGCTCTGATTCTAAAGCACCTAGATTATCGTAATAATCTATGCTAAGAAAAGCGGTATTGTTTGTGTGTGTCTCGAGTGCCAGTACCGGGCGCTCGGTATACTTCAGCACATCGTATATAGAGTTAACGTTCACGTACTAGCGCCCCCAGATATTTATTCTGTTTTCTAACCTCTTGCAACAATTTCTTAATGTCTCCGTTCGAAGATTCACCCCGTGACTGGTTATCGAGTTGATCAATCTTTCTTTCTATACGTTCAATCATCCCCTTACGGTTAACTGTCAAGGATTCTTGATCGTTCATACCCAAGGTGTACTGCTTATCTAAGGTACTACCTAACCCAAACCCTCCGGGGGTAACAGTCTCACTACCACTGAGAGCGCTGTTAAACTGCCCTAGGTCACGGATATTCCCACCGCTCTCAACACTAATACTGGCTTTGCCCGCCCTAGGAGTACCTAGGTTAACGCCGTTCAGAGTACCTTCTAGAGAACGTAAGCTCTCTTTATAAGCATTGGCTGCATCTGTACCTTGCTGCTGTATCTTATCTGTTAGACTAGAGAAGTCCGCGCCGATTGAGTCGATTGCTAGCTCACTGCCATCAGTAATAGTATCGAAACTACCACCAAATGCGTCGGCAGCCCTTCTAGCTTGCTCTGCAGCGGTACCGGCTATACCTTGGAAGTCCTCACTCACAGAGGCTGACATATCACTAGAAGCGGCGTCCATAGTGCGTAGCGCATCCTCGAATGCAGTTACACCATCACCGTTAAACTCTAGTAAGGCTGCTAGGTTTTGATCGCTTGCGTTAGTAAAGTTCTCTACCCATTGATCAACACTCACACCTGTCTGCTCTACAAAGAACTGGGCATCCTCTACTGCTATACCATAGTGCTCTCCGATAGACTGGAATAGCGCGTCGGTAGCGGCTATGCCGTTATCACGTAATTCATCGAAGCGTGAATCGATCAATAGAAGTGAGTCACGTGCCTCAAAAGCAGACTGACCAAAACCTACTGCGAAATTTTCGAAGAATAGTTTAGCATGAGACTCGTGTCCGAGCAAGCCATTTTCAACCGCGGTTCGGAAAACCTCACTTGCGGCCACGTTCTCTTCTAGTCCTTCAGAGTATGTGCGCCACACAGCCATGATGTCTTCGATGGTTTTTTCTTCATCGAAAACCCGTAGGGTTCCGGCCGTGTTATTAATCAGTCCATCAAAACCGGCTTCCCTCAAGGCCTCTTCAAAACCATCGAGACTTGATTGGGCACCTGTAAAGAAACCACCGTTACCATTCTCGCCACCATTGGCTAAGAACTGGGCGGTTAGCCCAGACCCCCGGATACCGAAGTTGGCTCCGAATATACCTGCGTTACCGCCGTTAAACCCTAATCCACCGTTGGCTCCAAACGCGGAACCTGCGTTAATTCCAAGTAACTCTGGTAGACGATCCTCTTGTAGTATTTCTTCATACGATCGGGCTCCTCGTCCGATCAGACCACCGACAAAAGTTCTGAGTGTGTCCCCTGTGAAGTCACGGTTAAGTGCTTTGGCTAAGCCCCCGAAACCACCGTTTTTAATATCCTCGTATTTAGCTCTATCGGCTCGGAAACCGGCGTCACCGATTTTCCCATCTAAAAGAACTTGGTCTAATGCTGCAGCAATTGCAACGTACCCAAGGACAGCGCCTGTAGTACCTAACGCTCCGGCTGCAGCTCCGCTACCACCACCCGCTCCGGCCCCTAGACCTCCGCCAGTTATTGCAGCTCCGCCTCCACCAGTTAAAGTTGCACCCACGCCAGCACCGCCAACACCACTACCAAGTACGCCTGCGCCTATCGTTCCTGCCCCTGCCCCGGCGACACCGCCACCAAGGAATCCGAGTGCTTGTAACGACGCGTATGTTTGATATGCACTGATAGCGGCCGAACCATACCCTTCTAGTCCGCCCTGACGAATACCACCGTAAATACCGTAAAGTCCACCGGCTACTCCAAGTCCGCCTACTATGTTGCCGCCTAACTGCTGGCCACCAGTAAATGACTGAAATGCGTTGTACCCTCGTACACCTCCATTAGCAATTTGTAAGGCCCCACCGATCTCATTACCGTTGGTAATCTGCTGATACCCATTGTATAAGGACAGTACAGCGCCCGCGCCATCGATAACTGCAGTTGTTTGATCTGCCGTCAGGCCGAGAGCTTGTCCGCCTTGTTGTATTAATCCGCCTGAGCCGTTAGGTGAAGTACCGCCTCGACCACCGTTAAGTAGTCCTCCGAGTAATGCCCCACCTGTTCCTCCGCCACCGCCACCAACAGTGAACCCAGAAAAGTCAAATCCATTACCACTGATAAGAGACCCAATTAACTTGGTTATACCGGAAGCGATGAAGTCCTTGACCATCTTCTTCCATAGTTCTTTGAAAAAGTCACCTAGGTTCTCGCCCTCTACGATGGCGTCGGCTAGCGAGGTACTGAAATCTTCAATGGCTTTATTTACTTCTTCCAGACCCTCTCGCTGCTCGATGAACTCAGCTTGTTTTTCAATTAGTTCCGGGTACTTTTCTTTAAGCTCTTCTACGGTAAGTCCGTAATCATCTGCCACCTTAGCCAGCTCACGATAAACTTCAGCCGCAACTTCGCCTTCGGTAGCAGCAATCCGTTGTATCTCCAACTGGTCTTGCTGAGCTTGATTAAGCTTCTTTAACGCAGCCTCGGCTTTGTCATAGGTGGCCCCACTTTCTCGTAGTACAGCCTCAACCTCTTGCTGCGTGAGTTTTAATTGTTTTAGGGCCTTCTCATATTCTTTAACAGTTATCTCGCCAGAAATATACTTGGCTGTAAGTTCCTCAACTTTTGCACTAACATCAGGTATTATTCCGAGGTGTTTCTCTAATTCCTTGCGCTTTGACTCGAGCGCCACACTAAAGATAGAAACCTGTTCACCCGATGCTTGATGAGCTGACGTTAACTTCTCTATTTCCGCACGTAAGTCACTCTCTTTTTTCTCGAGTTGCTCTACAATATCTAATTGGTTCTTACTTTTCTTAGTACGGCCTTCAATCTGTTCGGTAAGCTTTTTGATTTGTTCGGCAAGAACCTTCTTGCCTTCCGCACTAAGTGAATCGTTATTGTTGGTTTCTTGCTGTAAGGTCTTTAACCGCTCTAATTCAACACGCTTAGCAGTAATCTTAGAGGCCTCGTCCTCGAGTCCTTCTATCAACTTTCTACGTATTTGGGCACCCTCTGTCTCTGCAGATAAGGTGCTTACGAAAGCTACCAGACTGTCGTCAGATGCAGCTTGCCGTTCTCTTGCGGCCACAGTAAGCTGGTCTTCTATTATTTTCAACTCACGTTGAACAGCCACTAATTCATTTTGGTTAGCTGTCAGCCCAATAATAGAAGAGTTCAGTCGGGCCCGAGAGCTAAGTCGTTGTTCCTCGGCGGCAAGGGCAGCTTTTTGATTACGAAGGTCTTCGAGAGCTAATTCCTGTCCCTCTCTGGTCTGGGCTAGCTCTTCCTCAGTTACTTTTAATAGCTCCTGTGCTATGCCAAGTTTCTGTTGATTCCCCTCAATCGTACTGTCGATTGCTGATCGCCAAGCGATCTCTTCTTCTATTTGTTGTTTCCTAAGGGTTAAATCTTCGAATCCTAACTCTGTTAGTTCTTGTGTCTTGTTGCTAAGCTCTTCGAACGAACGAGTTGTTAACTCAATCTGTTCATTACCGTCACCGAAGACATCAAACATGAATGCCAATTGTGTGGCGAGTAAGGCTATGCCTACAGGACCGCCAAGTACACCTACTACGCTTCCTAACCGACTCATAACAGTCGTGGTGGTAGCTGTTGCCGCAGCTAATTGTCGTTTAGCTTGGGCTAAAGCAACATCACTGGTTAGTAACCGGGTGTTAGCGCGTGCTAAACTGGTGGTCAGTACTGCGTCGGCTTTCTTAAGTTCGATCAGCCTAGCTTGTGGACCACCTGCCGATATTAACGCTCGAGTACGTTGTTGCTGTATAATTAAATCGTCTCTTGCCGCCCGCGATGCTCCGGCATCGGCAAGTGCCTTCCTTACGGTGGCTCTTTCGGCTGAAATCAAGGCGGCTGACTGTGCCTGTGCAGCAGCAGACGAGGCACGCATAGCTGCGGTAGTTTCTGCTATACTACGTCCTACTTTAACTGCTACGAGGGCCGTAAATAATTGAGTCAATCCCTCTATGTTATTACCTAAGAACTCAACAGTTTCAACTAACTTATCTGTTACTTTAAACTCTTGGTTGAAGTCCGCCACGCCCTGAACAGCGATGTTCTGTAAGCGTTGGACGGCATCACCAAACGTGACGGGGATCTCATTGAATTGGCGGCGGATCTCAGGGGCTGAGTTCGCTAACGCGTCCAAGATTAGCTCGGTGGTTAGTTTTCCTTCAATTGATAGCGCTCGTAATTCGGCTTGGGTCAGGTTAGCGCCATCAGCAATGTTCTGCATCAGGCCTACGGCATTCTCAGATAGTGATCTGAATTCATCGCCACGTAGCAGACCGCTAGAAAGGGCCTGACTAAGTTGTAGGAGGGAAGAGGTGGTTTCCTTAGCGGTGGCACCACCAATTTTTAAGGACTTGGAAACTAACTCGGTTATCTCACTTAACTCGAGTGATCCGGTTGTGGCCTCACCTAAGCGCTGTGCTAAGCGAACATAGAAAGAGGTGGTGGCTTCTAGACTCGCACGGGAGTCCTGAGCCACAGAAAATAAATTCTGTTGGGTGGATATTAAATCGTTAGTACCATCGGTTACCAACTTCAAGCGACCTTCTAACAAGGTCATTGAGTCCGCGGCTTGCACGAACTCCCTAGCCACTAGCCCTATGGTTATTCCTCCAAAGGCACGTGCAAAGGCTGTTGTAGCACGTGTAGATACTTGCAGGGAAGAGTTGTACCGATCTAAAGAAGCCTGACCTCTTCGTGAGCTTTCATCCAAGCGCTTAATCGCAGAGGATGATCCATCTGCCGCACGGACAAAACCGGAGTTATCTCCGGTTAGTCGTAAGAGGTGCTCAGAAATAGTCCTAGTCATGCATCGCCTTTAAGTAAGCTCTTTCAATAACTTGTAAGTCTTTCATTAAATCGGGTATATCATCCTGTTCGTAAAGAATGTTAAGATGCGCTTCCACACCTGAATAATCCAAACCGGTAGGTATTAACTTCTGCCCTGCCACGTATCGGAACTGCGTCTGTACTTCTTGGAATAAATTATAGGCCGGGATATTTTCAGCGAACAATTCGTAGTCTGTTATACTGTCCCGTTCTATTTGCTGAGCCATGTACGTCTCACGATGAGCGCCCATGATCACAGCCTCTTCTAACTCAGCATCCAGTTGCTTCTCTAGGTTAATGTTAACGGCTGCACCTCCAAGGTAGAGGCCAGCCTGTTCTAGTTTTTTATGCGTTCGCCTGTGGCACGCCAGAAGGCCGCATCGAGTGCCCTTAGGAAAGCAGGGTGGTCAAGTAATTGTTTAAGAGTTGCCTTAGAGAAAGGAACCTCGTTCTCATCGATATCATAAAATTCACTCCAATCAACGATACCATCAATTAACGTATCATTACTTTCTGAGTTAAGCTTATCTATCTTCTTGGTCAGTGCCTTCTTCTCAGCGCCCTCTGCGATTATTTTCTTAGACTCTAGGTCACGTGCTTCAACCGCTCGCGCCTGCGCTTCCTTAACAACCTTCTCTAGTTTCTTGCGATCCATACGTTTGAACTTAGCAACGAACTCTACTGTCTCGTCATCTAGTAGCTCAACTGTTACTGGAATGTTAACGTGTTCTTCAAATCCAAGAATATTTAATTTACTCATAACTTCACCGTTTACCGTTTGTTGACCGTAAAAAGTTGTGGCAGGATGTCACGGTCAACAACATCCTGCCACCCTACACTACTTAAACAGTAGAGTAGAAACCAAAATCAAGTAGGTTATCTTGCACTTCAATTTGTGCTTGAACACCTACGTTTCCATCTTCTAATGCAACCTCTTGTACGTTCATCATACGGCCCGTAGCATTGATCTTACAGATATGGCCAATACGATCGTCCATACTAAGTACTAGCGGGTAGTAGTTTGCGTTCTCATGATCCTCGGCCCACTCAAATGGATTACCGTTGGCTGTCCAATCAAGTTGCTTGAACGTGATATCGATCACGACTTTTTGTTCCTGTAACGTAACGTCATCACAGTTGGGCTTGTCTACAGGTACCACAGACCATCCAAGTGATGGGATGGTGAAGGCGTGTGTACATAGTGACTCTCCGTTAAACGTAAGTGTGTTAAACGCACCATTCGTGAATGTAACTGGCGCTGCGGTTAGCGCAGGTACTTCAGTACCTAGAGGCGTGCTAGTAACATCAACAGGTCGCTCGTAAACACCTGTCATATCTGTAACAACAAACTTAGGTCGGTCGTCACTCAAGCTAATACCTAACTGTCCACGGGCATTCAATGTATCGTAGCGATACACTCGGAAATCACCCGGAGAGTTAGTCTCTACAGTACGTACCATTCCTAATGACGCAACATCGATATTAGCTCTGTCCGCCATGGTGAAAACCACTTCGCCGGGTGTGGATACATCCATATCGTATCCGCAAGCGCGAATGATGTCAGCCATTGGAGGAGGATCAATTGCGCCGCCGCCAGCGTCACCGCCACCGATCAGGTCAGCTTCAAAGCTGAACTTGTTGTAGAAGGTTGTGTGTCGCTCTACATCGTTACGGCCTGTACCACCATCATAGTTAATAGTAGTAGTGTCGCCGTCGTAGATAGCGGCTTGCAGGTTAGATGTACGCAAAATATCAGTAGCGTCGAAGGTTTCTTTAACCCCTACAGCCGCTTGCACTTCTGCGTAAAGCGCTTTGGAACGCTCGTTAATACTAATCGTCATCGTTAATTACCTCTTTCTTGGTAGATGCCTTGTTTTTAGACTCGGCTTTAGTGTTTGAAACGATTGACTCCTCAACCGACTCGTCAAGTACCTTCTCATTGGTACCGGGAAGACCACAATCAGTGCAGCCGTTGGAACCCTTCTTAACAAGGTCTCCTTTTTCGTTACGATAAATTATTGGCATTAGCAGCCTCCTAGTGTGTATGTTCTATACAAGTCCATCCAGACCATGTTAGCGCCTCGGATGAGTTTAATTTCCCCGCCGTGCCACAACATGGCATGGAACGGAATATCTATTTCTTCGGGGTGGGGACGGTGCCCTACGAATACTGAATGGGCATGGCGACGTGCCTCTCTAAGTCGCTCCGCTCGAGAAATGATGGTTATGCCCACAACATGATCAGCGGCCTGATCGGTCATAGCGTTAAAGGTTTCCCCTCTAGGGTCCTCCGTAAAAGGAACCATAAATGCGGCGGGCACCTCTTTCATATCCGACTCAGAGGCCTCCATGAAATTAGCTAGCTCGTAGATCTTAAAATATTTCAGCATGGCGGCTGCTGTTTCTTCTTGTAACTTAAACGAATCCAACATTAGCGTAACCCCAACCGTCGTCTGAAATGATGATCAAATCTCTGATCAAATGTTTTTTGAATAGTCTGCTGTAGCTCGCGTGTGTTTGAGGTGGCGCGAACCATCTCAGGAACCGCTATTGTACGTAATACTTTTATCTTAATCTTACGGTTGCGGTACCTGCTGGACTGAGCCTCTTGTGGTGTCAACCTCTTCCATATGAGACTACCAAACTTCTCAATCCTAAACCCTCCGCGTACTGTCTTAACTCCGCGTCCCTTCTTGATTTTCACGCGGGCATTACGCTTAGCACCGGTTGCGAAGCGTCCTAAATTAGGGCGGAAATCCCGGTAACCTATATTTACTTCTGATGAGTTACCTCGTTGGCGAAAAACGAACGACTTCTCTTTTACTTTACCGGCAGTAACGTTAAATACGTTCCTGACTTGTTTACTTATCTCAGTCCTAGTTTTTTTACCTGTGTCAAACAAGGCTCTGCGACTAACATCTAGGACCGCATCAGAGCCATAAATAGTTCGTAGTCGTGCCTGATCCGAGGCTCGGAAAGCAAACATTATTCTTTCTGTACTTCAATGGTACGAATGTACCCGTCATCCTTCACTTCTCTTCCTAGGTTATACACCTGTTCGGTCTCCAAGGAAGTAAGCTTACTTCTAGAGGTGTCGTGCCTAGGCAGTTCCCTAGTCAACACCTGTATCATATCCGCTTGCAAGACAGACTCATCGTACTCCCCTTCTAGATCAATCATATGCTGATCTATGTAGCGAACACGACAAGTCTTTCCGTCTCTATCCTCGTAGACGCCGGGGTAACTGTGGTGCCTAAATACACTCAAAGCTACCCTTTTTTCTCGGCGTCTACCCACGTGACTACTATACTGCGTCTACTTCAGCTTGGTTCAGGCCAAGTCGAATAACAGCATTTGGTCGCGTGTTTAGGTGTAGCCAGTTAGCTTGGCTCTCTAGAACAACACCTTTGTCGAAGTCCATCGCTTCTGCCTTCGTGTACATCTCAATACCTACAGTATTGACAGTCTCCACGTAATCGGCCGGAGCATAGCGTGCGATGAACATGTCAGACACACCCATCGGAACGGCCCAAGCTTCGTTGTCACGAATAGTGACGCCAGCGCCCGGACGGTACTCTTCGAAAGTAACTCCACCGTAGGTGAAGCCGCGTCGTAGATCATCGCGAAGCATTGAAGAACTTGAGAAACGTAACCAGCTCTCTTCCACTTTAGCGTGGCCAACGAAGGCATCGAAAAAGCCTTTACCACAGAGTACGTGGATCTGGCTGTACGGTACGCCGTCAAGTGCATCGTCAATTGTTCGCTTAAGCTCAACAACCTTGTTCTGCATCTTAACTGTGTCGTCATCCAACTCCATGTCGAACTCAGCGGGAGTAGTACCCATCTCAGCGTGGATATCTAAAAGAACGCTACTGTCGGCATCAAGGATTTGTCCTTTGATCGCGCCGAACATGTGGTTCTCTTTAGTAAGCATAAGGTTGCGCTTGTGCTTACTGAGGTGCTGGTTGATTACCATCTCCACGCCTTTAGTGCTGTCCTCGGTTCCGAACAAGCGGACCTCTTGCACTTCATCCGCCATTACGTTTGAACGCTGTGGCAAGTGAACGGTAGAAAAGGGACGAGAACTGTACTTGTCGCCAACAACTGTACTTGGTGTAGCACCACGTTCAGCCGCGGGAACGATGTTAACAGAGTCAACACCGAAGTCGATCACAACAGAAGTCGTTCGGATTCCTTGCGCAGAGAAAAGATTCATCTCTTGTACTCGCGAAGGGGTATAGGTGATGTCCTTGATCGCAGCAGTCAATTCCTGCAATTTGAATAAGTCACCATTAAATACGTCAGGTAAAGCCATAATATTATTCTCCTAACAGGTTAAACTACTTTAATGCCTTCAGCTACAAGGCGATCAGCAACTGCATCTTCCTGAGCAGTATCAAAGCCTGCAGGGAAGGTTAGTCGTGCTCGTGTAACTTCAGCATCACGTACAAGGAATACACCATCGGTTGCGGCAGATGTAGCATCTACAGCGGCGTAAAGTACCCCAACAGGGTCTGTTGCAGCATCCACAACTGGGACATACTCGCCACCAGTTAGTTGAACTACAGCTCCAGCTACCAGATCATTACCAGAAGCAACTTGGCCTTCACCGCGTGAGCGGTAGCCGTTTGATTCAGTAACAATAAACTCCCCAGTGTGGTTTGGTTCATTAAGAACAGGCATAATTTATTCTCCGTTCGTTATTATTAAAATTAAGACGTTTGTTGGAAGTCATAAAAGTTAACTCCCTTCTTGGTCTCAGATTGTCCTTCCCCACGGGAAGTGATAGTACCCCGAATCTCCGCGTCCTCTGCCTTTGACTCTGCTATAACGGCAGCCGCCAAGTTCGCGGGTGAATCGAAATGCGCTTCGACACGAGCAACTTGCTCAGGTGTCATCTCCGCAGCAACTAATTTGCCGCGTAATTCAGTAAGCTGCGCAAGAGACTTTTCAACCTGCTCTGACGTAGCCTGATCTTTAATGAAGGTGGCAACCAAGTGTCCGGCTTCAGCTTTTTCACAAAGCTCAGTAACGGCTAATGCGTCAAAAAGAACCGCTTCTACGTTACCTTCCTCGACAGCCAGCTCTTTAGTTTCGGGAGCGGCTTCCTTGGCTTCTTCGGTAGGCTGTGTATCTTCCAACAACGGCTCCGAATCTTCATTCTTCATAGTGGCCTGCGCATCTAATGACACGTTGCCAGCATCTTTATTTTTACTCATAGTCTCAATAACCTCGTTAAATGACATAATTTCGTCCGCTAAGCCAATATCTACTGCTGTAGCGCCTTCGTAAGTCTGGGCCTCGGTTGCCAAGACTGATTCAACAGACATGGATCGATTCTCTGCGACAAGTTCTGCGAACATTTGTCGTGTAGAGTCGATGCGGTCCTGAATATTTTCTTTAACTGTGGAGGGCAGTGCCTCAAAGGGGTTTCCATCCACTTTGTGTTCGCCCGAGTGGATCAAGGTTACCTTAATCCCGACTTTGCTTAATTTCTTCGAGAAGTCTTGGTGTGCTACGAGTACACCGATCGATCCGACCATACCTGTCTGAGGTACATAAATTGTTTCCGCGGCGGAAGCGATAGCATAAGCTGCTGACGTAGCTTGTTCTCCGACAAACGCCACAATAGGCTTCTCATCTCTAGAGGCGGCAACCAATCTACAAAGATCGAAACAGCCCGCTACTTCTCCACCGGGGGAATCAATGTCTAGCACAATCGATTCCACACTTGGATCATCCAGTGCTTGCGAGAACATTGTTAGGATACCGTTGTACCCCTGCATACCGGACTCGGTAGGTAGGTAGGACCCTTTATTAACTAACGCCCCACTCACTGGTATAACTGCCACGCCCCCATGAATACGGTAGCCAACAACTTGTGCTCGAATTGGAGCACCTTCTAGTGCTTGTTCAGGGCTCAAGCCTGATCCATCACTCATTGTTATGGTACCTACTTCTAGTTTAGGATCTTGACCCGCAAACGCAGCTACGAAGGTAGCTAGATACGACTCCTCTACCAAAAGAGGTGTGTTAAATAGTCTACTCGCCAGTTTTAGATACTTCATTCGTGTCCTCTTCTTTATCGGTTTCGGTAGGTGTTTCAATGCCGTTTTCCTTCATCAGCTCTTGCTTACGTGCCATATGCGCAACATTTTCTTGAAGTGCCTTATCCGAATCAACATTATGTTTACGTGCCTCTTTTTCATGAGTACTCAGGTCTGTCTCAATTCTAAGAGCAGCGGCCTGAGCATCTTGTAACGGATGCACATATGCCCATCCTTGTGGGCGCCAATCGACTTCTAAGTACTCAGATCTTCGGTCAGCATAGTCAGGTAGTTGTAGTCGTCCAGACAACACACCCGCATCCATCCACCAAGCCAAGGTAGACTGACACAATTGGGTTATCAGGTAGATCTCCTGAATGGCCTCAATCTCTCGTTGGAAATCATTCAGAATGGCGCGTAATATACGGTCATTAACTTCTTTCCAGTCGCCCGTAACCAACTCATAAGGAACACCAAAAGCTGAAGATATAGACATGAGTTGTTGGCGCATGTAATCAGCGTAAAACTCCCCGCCTTTCTCAGCATCAAACAACTGCAGCTTCTCACCATCACCTAACTGAGTAATAACACCTGCAGTGAAATTAACATCAGGTATCTCCATATCTGGATCAAACCGCTCACCTGTTATAGGGTCTATCTGAACCCCTTTAGTGTCATAGCGAGCTTCACGTTCAATAGTACCAGTGAAAGAAGCGTGATTCTTTTTACGCTCCAGTTCATAATCATCATATGCTTCTAAGTTAGCGTTCTTAAATAACGCAGGGGAAGCAATAGGCATACCACGAAGCTGTCCGGGCCGCATCGGTATGTAGTGGTGAACTACATCCTTGGCCAGTATACGGACACGCTGTGCGTTAGAACTAAAGGTTCCTTGGAGGTCATCAGGATGCTGTTTAAAGAAATGGTAAGCTACTCTGTCTCCGCGAGTGTTTAGCTCGATACCCGCACGGATATAATTGTTATTAGTTAGTTCCGCATTGTAAGTAGTGTCTAATAGATCCGACTCCAGCATTTGAACCTGAATAGGAACGCCCGCCATTGATCTAGCTGGACGCCTGCGACGGCGTAAAAACACCTCTCCTGATTCATTGCGACCGCGACTACCAAGGCGCTGGCCCGCATAAAAGTGGCCTATGCCTTCACTAAACATGTTGGGAAGACTCTCCTTCCAAGCTTCCGTCAAGTGTTCTTGAAGTGACTCGTCTTCAACCTGAAAGCGGCAAGTAATGCCGGTACCTACCTCATGTTTAACCAAGGCTCGTAAGGCGTTACCAATATAAGGACTGTTCCTTACCGCATCTCTGGCACGGTTACGAACACGTGGCAACTCTGGGTTAACGGCTGAGTTCGGTCCAGATGACCGACCAGTCATTACTGTAGAACGCTTGCCGCGAGATGCCGCTACATTATGGGTAGCGCGTCCCATCTGTCTTAGGGGTCTTCCCCCTGTGTCTACAATCGATACCATTCTTATAATCCCGAATCAACACACAAACGAAAACTCTTTCGCTCAGGTCTAGAGGGGGCTTCCTGAGCCTTAAGTGATTGGATCATGCGTTGTTCAATTCTTAACATTTCATCTAGATCTCGATACTGAACAAACCTGTCCTGATGCTTAGACTTCAATTCACCGGCTGCAATTGCTTCCTGCAGGTACCGTAAATCTTCATGTGTGTAGTTATCGACCGGCATTGTGTACTCTCCTATAGGGACGTTTTTTAATTTGGCGTCTCACGCCGGACGTGACCACATTACTATTTTTATCTAGTTCGGCAGCCCATAGCGGTGGCCTCTGCCAGTTGATATCATGACCTCCTAAATGGTGCCATATCGCAAGTGCATAAACGAACAAATCTAGGGTCTCGTTTGCCTTACCCCTTATAGGCTCCCACCCATGAGGCTCTCGAATCTCAGAGTTAAGTAGTTCCTCGTAATGGATATCTTTATAGTATCGAGGAAACTGAACATATCCCCATCCATCGAAGTCTCTTTCTAACTGACCCATAATGTCGTCTTTAAAACGATCTGTGTTGATCATTAGTACAGGTACATCACCTTTACTAGAAACCTTTCTGTTAGACTGCTCTCTACTGTCAGGCCAACTTAAAATAACTTTATCGTTATTTTCTTTAATTTTTTTCTTGACCGCTTCACCACCTTGACCTCTAACGAGGTAACACTTGTTCTGTAGCTCAGGCTTCAAGGAACGGTACCAGTTCAAGGCGTTGTCATAAACACCCGGTTCGCCGCCGCAGTCCACTACAAGGTAGTGGTTCATCAATTCGCTCCCGTCCGATATTTTAAAGGTAGCGGTGATTTTAGCGTTTAACAGATCCCAGTCTTCTTCATAAACAGAGGGCTGAACCCTGTCGGTCGTGCCACTTCGGTCAGTCTCACGAATCGCGTACCTGTCCATAGGCCATAATCTATTCTCTGCCCCCAATCCGAACACCCCTACCTCAAAGCGAGAGTTCTTACCGCCTTGAACATCCACGCTGGTTAAGATAGTACGGACACCCTCTGGTACGGTGAACCGATCATTATCCAGTGACCTGTCTTTCAGTATGTCGTAATTAGCGGCTCTCGAGCGCCTAGACTTAGGTATGTAAGGATAAACAAACTCTTGGTTATAGCAGTTCTTTAATGCCTCTTCGTCACCAGACCTTATGTACTGATCTTCCGCTCGAGCGTATGTCAGTGCAATCTCGTACCAACTGTTAAAGGATGCGAACCACCCGGCACACCAGAAACTGGCGCGTCTGGACTTACGGCCCTCTCCTCTTATGGTACCGTCACTGTCTATCGTCTGCCCCTCTTTTAACCAGACCGCAGTGCTTCTAAACTCACGTTCATGGTGCAGAGTGATGTGTCCTTCGCAGTTGCTGCAGATCAAGGCTATCTGGTCTGCCCTTTCCTCAACACTGTCCGCTTCCGGTAGGAAAAGGGTTTCATCAGGGTTCGGACTAGGACAAAAATACTCTTCACAGTGAGGGCACTTGGCGTAGACCATGCGCCGGTCACCTGTATTATATAACCCTAATATACCCCTTGTTGGCGGCGCCTCATGAGGAAACTCCTCCTTAGCCTGCCACTTGGGGTCTTCTACTTCTTTAGATGGTGTACTTTCTACTGCACACATGGCTTTACTCATGTATGTAGTGGTACGCTTCTTCATCTGATCAAAACCAGATCCCTCGCCTCCTACATCATCTGGCCACCGATCGTAGTCGGTCCCCAACATAAACCCGATGGGCTTACCGGCTAACTGATTTCGACTAGGCCAGCCTACATTAAGTAACTGGCCTGATTTAAACTTCTTTCTAAAAACTGTGTCGCTGGTCCTGCCCGGCAGTAACAACTCCTTTAACTTAGGAGAGTTGTTAAGCATTCGATCAAGTCTTCTAACAGAGAAGTCATTGGCCGAAGCCATATCTTTTTCTACAATCATCACATCCATCGGGTCAGCAACAATTTTATGCGCTGCGCCATTTAATATGACTGATTGTGTTTTACCGTTCTGTACTCCGGCGGCTAGTATCACACTATCGAAGTAACGTGATGTCAGGCAATCCGCGGGCTCTCCCATCAAGGGTGCCAGTGCGGATGGATAATAACCCGTGTAAGACTCGTCTTTTAAATAAACATACTCTTCGGCACACTCAGTTACTGTAAGACGTTTAGGCGGACGTACAATATCAACAACCGGTAACAGCGTTTCTTTAGCCGTAGCGAAACTATGCTGGTGTGTCATCGTCCTCTTCCAAGAATTCTTGTAGGTTCTGGGCTAATGATTGTCGTGCGTCATCAACCGATCCCAAGAAAACCTTTAACTGATCAGGCTGCAGCCCAACTTGGTGTTCAATTCTGTCTGGTAACGTGTCTAAAGCAAAGGTAACAATCTTAAAGGCCTCCGCCACGACCTCCCTGACTTCTGCAACTGGTATCAGTTCTCGTAAAGAGGACTCATAGGAAAGACGTTTGTTTTCAGCGTCGTACCAATCTTTACGGTCCTTAGGCTCCATCTTAGCGGGGTCTGTTTCAGCACCCTTAGAATCTGACACCTTCCACGAAGGCATAGCACTGAGTGCTATAGCGGCAGTCTTAAATGAATACTCCTCTCTTGTGTCAGACTTCTTGTCCGGTGCATACTTAGCCAAGTACTTCTTTAGGGTGCGTCTATCCACACCCGTAAGCTCGGCTAATCGATTTTGAGAAAAGGTTTCCATATTTTGACCGTAAAATTAAGTTATGCTAAGCCTTCCTCCACCGGGTAAAGCGCCGAAAATATCTTGTCATATGTATCTGTTGTATCAGTACCATCTCGATCTACGAATACACCTTGTATACGAACAGCAATGATGGCAGTGTCTGTGTTAACCACAAGGGCTGTATGGGCGGAGTCAAAGATCAGATCTATTGTTGACAAGGACCAGTTGTCGTCGCGATTATCGTCATGGTTCAATGTCACCCAAGGTGTGTACGCGGTATTACCTCGGGGCGACTTTATTATGGCCTCAACAGTAGCGGAGGGACTTATTCGAAACTGTTCGTCCTCGTGCTCTAAACCTCTCAAAACCCAACGGGCTCTGAACTGCTGATTAGTTACGATCGGATCTAGATTTGTTGTCATGTGTTTAACTCGCGTTGACAGTTAACCTTGATGTAGAAGTAACTGTACGTTGTAAAGGTTTTTGATTAACGGATAAGTGTCCTCTAAGTGATACATCAGTGTTAGTTGCATTAGCGACAACATACGACTCTATCGGGTTACTATGTACAAATGTTGTACAGCAACTATCCCCTCTAATTATTGTGGTCCCGCCATCACCTCCTTCAGAAACCACCAAGCCAGCCGTATTACCCGGTATGACTTGTACTTGATTACGTACGAGTATCCCGGCCTTAACATCACCAATGTTATTGTTAGAACCTATTAAGTTTACCGTATACTGGCCTTCCTCAAACTCTACGCTGTAAGGAGGGAGGATTTGTATCGCTCTCGCGTACTCCACGTCCGATATGGTGTAGGTTGTGTTGTGCTCGTGTGTTTTCGGCTCGACTATTCCCTCAACAGAATGCTCTAAAAGTAAAAGGTCTCTTCTAAACTGCTCGGTATCCAGATTGTAGATATCGGTACTAACAAACTCTAAATATGATTGGGGTACGTGAATGCGATAAGTTGTTCCCCAATCAATCGTCAACATGATTACGTAACGTTAACCGCATCTCGCTTTGCGTTAACTACCTGTAGCGCCACTACTTTTTGTTTAAGTTGATCGATCTCGAGGTCTCTTTGCTGCAGTTGCCCCTCGAGGGTATTAAACCTACTAATTAGGTCATCGACCAGTCCACGTGTGGCCTTAGAGTACTCCACAATAGAACGGGCGTTACGCACATTCACTTCTTCCATTGCCTTAGCAACGTGTACATTAAATTCGTCAGTCATTATTCATCCAGTTCTTGGTTAACAGAGAGGTTGAACCCCGAGCTTGTCAAGGTACCTGTGGCATTAAAAGTTTTATAAAAAGGTGAGCTGCTTGCGTTCCTTACCCGAATACGTAATGTGATTGGTCCTACAAAATTCACCGTTCCTGAAAAGGTGTTGGTGGGTTCTATTAACCTGAACAACTCCACAGAATTTGTTAGATCAAAAATCTGAATAGTACTCCCGGCAACCATGTCAGTTAGTACAATATCCACCGCATTATTAATTACAGTTGTTGCTCCTGCACCATTTCTAACCGTTGGTGTGGAGCCGCCAACAATGTTTATCGTTATGGCTCCGCCAGAATTATTATAAATATCCGCGGTAGCGGTGCCGTCAGCACCCCCTCCTGTAAATGTAAGTCCTGAGAAAGAATATGTACCCTGATCAGTTAACTCTATGGAGTGTCCTGTATTACTTGCAAACAAGGTGTCACTAATATTATTTATGTGGGACGCTGTATCCACTACAAGTGCGGAGGTAGCAGTGGAGTCGTTAATAATGCACCCTGATAGGGTAGCCCCGTTAACATTAATTACTCCCGAGTTAGATATTTTTTGATCTGTAAAAGTAGTCGCTGTGTTTAGATCAAATTGTCGGAAAGCTGTAATAGTACCGTTTTTAACTTCCACCGAACCATTCAGTACAGTGAACGCTGCTTGAGACAAACCTGCGGACTTAATAACCCAACTATCGAGTACGGAAGAACTACCGCTATTGTCAAAGATCATCTCGTAAAAAGTACTTGCTACGGGGGCGTCCTGAAAAACTAAAACCTGATCCGAATCAGAGAAAGCTAAAGAAGCGGAAGAGGTGCCAAAAAATAATTTTCCTTGGCAGTAAACAATTCCGTCTTTGGTTGTAATAAAGCCGTATCGGTTATTGGTCGTCCCTTCATCTGCATCAACAAAGTCTTGCAGTACTCCCGCTGTTCCTGTTGCCTGTAACCCCTTACCAATGGTAATTTGATCGACCAAGCTGTTGTTAAAGTTACCCATAATACCAGAGACTGCTTTAAAAACACCCCCGAAAGAAGGGGTGGCACTCAACTGAGCAGGGTTTCCCGTTAGACTAAACCCCCCTGCAACAGCATCAAAATCCGACTCAGGATCAGCTATATAGGGTAAGAAAGACGTAGTGGGAGACTTAGTGTCCGATCCATCCACATACCAGTCTCCATAAACACTGGTAGAGGACCCACACCTAATACGTAAACCCCCATTTGCCTTAGTGTCCAGTTTACCGGCTGTCAGCGAAGTTAGGATCACAATAATATGATCCCCCTCATTGGCCCCCGCTAACGAAAAATTTCGTGCGGTGCCTGTATGTACAAAAGGCGACGTACCCGAACCAACTTTCGCTCCAATAGACCCAGATCCTTGATAGAACAATTCACCATCGAGATTACCAGTACTCCAGCCTGCCGTAGATTCGGCTGTGTTTTGAACGACGCCGTCTAAAGTGATGTCAGCCATATATTAGACATCACTACAGCAGCCGCTTCTCTAGGGTACAAAGCTACTGGTGTTTTTATTGTTACGTATTTAGTCCCCTCAATCATGGGCAACCCCCTGTGTCCGCCAAAAACCAGCCACTCTCCTTTATAATCAAGGGACGAGTAGCAAGGGTGCCCCCCTTGCTCTACGAAAATATAGGGCTCTTCTAGTAAAAGAAAATATTTCAGTGATGGAAGCGTTTGTACATTAATCTCTTGGTTAGGATAAACTAATTTATCTGGTGTTTTGTTTATTATAATAACGTCCGTGACATCGAATGCTGAACACAATTCCATCCATTGTGATAATGCATGAGACGTACCGCTTGATACGTCTCTGTCGAAGTCTTCGTGATGAAAAACCAGCTTCACTACAAGTCGGAAGTCCTAATAGCCGATACAGAACCACCTGAACTACCTAAAGTAGCCGAGGTGATAAATTGCTTAATCGGAGTACCCCCGCCGTCTCGAACAAGTACCACTAGTTGTCGATCAGAATCGTAAACCACTGTGAATGTCTCGGTGGTGGCTGTCGCAACTAAGTCTAGGTAACTGATCCAAACATTGTTTGACACACTAGCGTTCACGGCGGCAAAGTCTTCTTGTCCGTCCGTAGAGTCGATTGTGAACACCGATCCAGTCCAACTTGAATAACTTAGCCTACGAGAGAAGCCATTATCGTCCACTACTCGGATATAGCCAGAAGAAGGGGTGTCGGATGGAATCGCGGCTGTGGTTACCACAGATGTAATGTTATCGGTGGTCAGAGCCGTATTCAGGGATAGTTGGTCCTTATCAAAGGCCGGGTCTCCATTGACATCGGTACTAGCCCCGTCCCAAGGTGCTACGTGAACAGTGTCCTCGCCAATTACCAGCCCCGATACGCTGAACGTTACTTGGTTAGGCGGTGTGATCTGTGTATTTGTTAAATCAAATACTTTGTCTGTTGCGGCAAGATCAGCACTTTCGATACCAAGTCCGTAGGCTCCGATAATAGCGGAACCCGTTGATACGCCAACAAATACATCGGCAACAGGGCGTTCTGTAACCGTCAGGTTAACATCGGCAGTTGCCGTAGACGTACCGCCTGTGATTGTTTGGTTGTCAGTTGGTGCCACGCCGGTTAGAAGTTGTATATACATCTTCGTCCCAGCCGTCGGGGAATCGATAGCAAGCATTTGCCCAGTCCCTGTTGCCCAACTAACGGGCTCAAACGCATTAAACGTGCCCGTAGGTGTATCAATGTCGATCTCGTGCGTTATACCCCGAAACAACTCACCCGATAGTCCGTACAAGGTTTCTGCTGATCCGTCACGTGTGATGTACTTAGCATACTCATAATAGTCATTGATAGCTTGTCCCGCTAGGTCCCATTCTGAGTAGTAGAACTCGTCTGATCCGTTACCGTCAACATCGATCCCGTTATAACCTTCTGTAAGGTTTGTGATCGGATAGGCCGCAACTGTACCTGAAGCTGTAGCGTTATTAAGATCGTCAGTATTAGAAAGAGCCAGTACGTTTAGACCACGCTGCGTTCCGTTAATTGGGAACTCAGAGTATGTTTTACCATACACTTTAGTTGTGCCCAAAAGGCGTCGACCATCGATGTCTGCACCCGCATCACGGGTTTTGATCATAAAGTTGTGTGAGATACCAGCATTGCCGTCAGCATTCAAACCACCCCCACTGAAGTTCCACCAGTCATCGGCTAAAACAGTACCGTTCTGGATGATCTGGATCTGAACGGTCGAGTTACCGAAGTTAACGATACCGTCATAGATGTCATCACCACCATTCTGAATGATAGAGCCATTGTAGATGTGTTCCGAGGAAGCATCATCGATATTAGCTGAACCAATCAAGGTTATAATGTTATCTGTTGATCGGCTAGAGAAGTCGATGTCGGTGATGTCGATTTCATCGTCACCGGAACTAGTCAAGTTATCTTCGAAATCCTGAATAGCTCTGTGTATCTCAAGGGTGGTGGCGTAGCTAGGCGTACCCCCTGTGCCGTCATGATCACCACCAATGTAACGTAAGTTACCATTAGCACGATCAAACGACCAATCAGTTGCGACAAAAGTCATGTGTTACTCTCCGTATGTATAGTTAACAAATGACCGTTTGTTAATGGTAAGAATAGCAACAGACCTCAATTCCAGTATGAGGATCAGAGCTTCAGCATCCTGTGCTTCAGGTTAAACCTATCTTCCTTTCTTATTAGTGTGGGTTGTTGCTATTCTTGTACTAGCGGGCCCAATGAGAGTTATACTCAAAGCGGGCGCATTGTTTTTTCTTGAAGGTGGCGGACCCCTTTTCACAAGCGGGGGCGCCAAGGTTTTTATAGTTTTCTGTTGCGTGAGTGCAAGTAGCACAGGCTCCTAGCAATTTACGCTGCTGGCGCCTTATTAAAATTTGTTCGGGGTTCATGGGAGATCCTTTTTGCATAGATATGTTTATGCAACCGACACATAGTTTAAACATGTCGATATTTTGGTAGTGTGGGTACCCTTATATGCTTCTTTTTAAACCAAAAGCAACTTCAAAAGCAACTTATAGGTATACATTTGCAGCGAGTTTGTATACTCATCAGTAAGCTTGCAAATCTCACTTACGTTGGCGTATTTTCAAGTTTTACGAACAACTTGAATTAGTCAACGCCGCTATTCCACATTCGAATACGGAATATCTACACGATATAGCTCTATCTTTTTGATTTAATTATCCATTATCCGGATATTGGATATTAACTATCTACAACCTTAAGAAATAACAACTCCACTTTGCATGAATTTTAAATAAAAACCCCGCTCTACGCCAATAGAAACGGGGTTTGGACGCGTCAAAGGTGAAACGTGTTCACTGGAATGACGGGCTTTGTTAGCGTGCGCAGATCAAATTCTTTAAATTAGATATCAGTTGGGTCAAGTATCAGCAAAGGCTCATCGTCAAGTATAAACCGAGGCTTGAAGCCCTCCTTACCGATACACCCTGATTCTTTATATTTCATATTCATATTCATAATACCTCTCCAACCAAAATCAATTCACCACCAACAACCTTGAAATCTTCAGCAGATCTTCCGTGCCTATTCAATGCAATTTGAGTTATCTCAGATATTGAGTCCCTATATGAAATACCATAATTATCTTCTAAAATATTATTATGGACAACCATAAACTTCTCACAGATTAACTCAAGCATCTTATTGCTAACATCAGCCATCATTTCCGATGTAAAAACAAATCGATCTCTCGGAACCCACAACCCCATCAAACTCTCGCTCTTAACGAAAGCTGGGGCAGCGCAGGCCGCGAGTGATGTGGCTAGGAATCCTCTACGGTTCATGTGCCGCTCTCAGCACAACCTAAATACTTACCATCATCCGAACCATCAAATTGAAATCTGAAATAAGAGTAATTGCCACCTCTTATCTCGAGGTGGCTATCCCCTTGCGGTCTCTTCTCGATAGCAAACTCATACTCCACCCCAATATCATCGAAGCAAGCCTTTAGCTTTTCTAGGTCAGTCAACTCCGAGTCACTAAACTCAATAATATTCCTATTAACCTTTAAAGTGGTCATTTCACCACCTTGATTAGAGGTAGGGCGTCAGCTATGCGCTTCTTTCCGAACAGGCCCATTACTAACCTCCCAGATGAGGAGTAGCTTCCCCATTAGGATTACGGGGCACACTGCGCACCCGTTCAGAACCATCATAACCAACCGGAAAATAAACCCAGTCTTTACTCCACGCTGTGAATGGTAGACCCTCCTCCGCGCCATAATCGCTATCGAACTCACGATCCATTTCTTCTTCTGATAGCGTATTTGATATCAATACGTCGCCATCATGAAGTGCCCTACCTATCAATTCTCTCCAAGTCGCCATTACTCGATACACTCTGATTCTTTATCTTTCATATTCATAATAGCGACACTAAATATAGGGGTTTGTATGTTAATCAATCCCATGAAACGCTATTAAACCATAGTTTGTTACTTTTGTCAAGGGGTTTATTTGATTAGTCTGGATAATTTCTGTATATCCTTCTTAATCTTATCAATAACTTCTGGAGACTTCGATCTGCCCCAACCGTTATCTTGAGCCTGCCATAAATCGACTTCCCGATGCTGTATAAACCACTTCAGTAGTTTTTGCGGCATAAATTCATCATCGGCCAATTGCTTAGTGCAGTATTCGCATAGAATTACTGAAGCCTGTTCAGCATTCCTTCTTTGTTCCCCCTGCCAAGGCGGAGGCGGAGTATAACAAGGCATTATGTGTTCTCCTGTGTTGGTTGACTCATTACAAAAGTGTTCTTACTTCGTTTTACAAAACACATAGTTTCAAACTCTAATAAACTGTCATAATCTTCTAGGGCAGCTTCGATGGTACTCGAAGAGGGGTCCACCATACGGTTTCTCCATATCACTGTTCCGTCCCCCTGCAAAACCTTTGCCGTGGCTCCAAAAACCGCAGTTTCTCGAAATAATAATATTCGGGGCTTCTTAAATACCCCACATAGCTCTTCTACATCAAGCATTTATTTTACCTTTAATAAAAATAATATTTTACCAGATTGTGGCCCGGTACACGAGTGTTTTGTACAATTATTTTATTCCGTATCAGAATATGGAATATTTGTGGTTAGCCCGCGCCAGACTTAATTTTGTACGCTCTCGTAAGTGTATGATTATAAACACTTCTTGTGGTGGTACTATGCAAACTGAGATTATAGTGCCAAATCGTGATCAGTATGCGCCCACGACAGGAACATAAATGTAGGGTCCCCGACGTAGTATAATAATTATTTATTTATTTTGAAATGATGCGACCGGGTACCGGTCATAGGGGAATGTGTGAGCTGCGTGTGTGATGTGTGGGGTAAATGTGGCAGGCATTAAAAAGCCCACGTGTGTGGGCGTGGGCCTATACTGTAGGCATTAAAAAGCCCACGTGTGTGGGCCTTAGTTAGTGTTTAGTTTATTGTATTACTTAGTCTGATGATCTCCCTCCAAGTACAAAGATTATTAACCATAGGATAGCCATGATAGTTACGTCTACCCATGACGGGCTGTTATCCCTACGCTGTTTATTTATCGATTTACTATTATACATTTTGTAATTACCCTGTTTCAATTGCCTTATTAAATATAGATTGAGCTGCGTCTAAGGCTTGTTGTTTGTTATCATATGTCACTACATCAGTGTAGTTATATTGTGTTAGGTCCTCTACTGTATAGTGTACCCACTCACCTTGCCCGTGCTCATACACATACACTAGTGGCTCACCTTCATAGGAGTGTGCTTGTATTAATCTCATACTAAGCCCCCTCAACAGATAGAATATCAAAAGCTATATTCTGAATTACAGAATCCAGAATAATAGATTGACCGTAGCACTGTCTGCCCCAGTACTTATTGTCGAGTACACACTCACCATGTTGTTTAAGGTGATAACATAAATCAGGACATAATAACCATTGCATTATCTCAGGGGCGTCATCAAAATACATTTGATTTAAGGAATCACGATTTTCGTTACATCGGTTTAGGGTATCAAGTAGCCGGTCCTCTTGAGCATCTAACTTATTATAATATTTTAGTTGTTTATCTGTAAGGCTAACGCCTTTTTTCTCTTGTTCGTCAAACTCATGTATCCTATCAGAAATAACTACTTGTAATTCGACTATTTTATCAGAAAGGTATTCCCAGAACTCGGCTTTTTCATCGGCCTGTTCTTGTGTGTATGTCTTCCATTCAGTAACATTATTAGCCCCCATATGAGGTGTGTAGTTAGGCCGTCTTTGTATCTCGACCTGACCCGTGTAATCATAGTTCTCTATATCTGAAAATTCGAATGGTTTATCTTGTTCATCAGAAGCAAGGATAAATTCCACTTCCTCATTCATACTGTAAACGGTTTTATCTCTTAAAAACTCTTCTGCCATTTTCTGAGGCAATACAAAGTTCTGTTCGTATAGATCTTGTACATTTTCGGCAAAATACTCTTTACCCTCGATAATTATTTTTTTCTTAATAGTCATTTTTATATACCTTGTGTTTAATTAATATGAGTAAATTATAAGTTTACTTTAGTTTGTTGTCAAGTCTTTTATCTAGAGAATTCATCGAACTGGCAGTTTCGTAACTCAAGTACTAATTGATTATAGAACCCGCACCCTTGAGGAACGATATTATCATAGTCGCATCGTTGTCTTTTATCGAACGCTCGTTTTGTTTGCTCATAGTTTCCGCGTTGACAATAATAGTTTTGGTTGTCCGCCGCCTCAACTGCAAAACCACATATAGCTTGTTCCTCATTCTGGAAAGGTGGCTTTATCTCGAAGTTCTGGCTCTGGCTCTGGCTCTGGCTCTGGCTCTGGCTCTGGCTCTGGTGTTGTTGCGTCATCGCTCAACAAGTAATTAACGATAGGTACCATATAAGATACGTCTTTTGCTTGAGCTGCGTTCGCAAACATAACCATTAATAGAAAAGGTGTTCCAAGTAATACGCCGCGAGCTATGTTTTTTAGATTAATCATTTTATTAAATACCTTGTTTCGTTGAATGAGTAAATTATCCTTTTACTTTGGCCTGTTGTCAAGGGCTTTTCGAAATTAATTTTTACCTAACTTACTGTAATACATAAGGTTTATACCGCTTTTGGGCCATTTAACACACCCTTATTCCCACAGATATACAAGTTGCACTTTGATTCCCACAGATACAAGTTGCACTTCACTAATCCATATGAAAGTTGCACTTTGGCGAAAAAAAATCCCCAACCGAACAAGGCGGAAGGGGATTATCAAAAACACATCAAGGTATTAGTTACATTTATCTATGAGGTAAAGCAACTGAATACATATTAATTATTTTATACTAGGTTGTCAAGTGGTTTCTCAATTATTATCCACAATATATCTTTAACCGATGAAATCATCTTACGATGAGCATTGTAGGTCCTATTGTGTACCTGCAGCCAGTTCTCCCTAATCTCTTTGCGATCACGGCGCCTAACGATGTACTCAATTAAAATTGTCTCTCTTTGCAAACGGGGTAATGATTTAACTGCACCATCTATAATGGTCATCCTAGCATCGTGGTGACTTAAGTCTATAACAGGCATCGGTTCATGGTAGGTGTTTATGTCTGTGTTGTTGTTACGAACTAATTCACCCAACCACGATTTAATACCTAATGCCCGAAGTTCACCCTTATCTTGATGAAACACCCAGTCTGCCCACTGATCTAATAATTCGGAGATACCCTTCCTTCGATCCCGAGATTTTATTAGCATAAATTAACCTAAACCGTTTATCTTTGTTTTAATGGAAACAGAAATATATTGTCTACCTAACTGTCCTACCCTACGATAATTTAAGTTTACATAACTAACGGGTACTCCATCCGTCTCTTCAATGAATGTATTGATTAAATCAGCTATATTTGTATCGAGTTCTCTTTGCTTTCGTCTAACCGTACGCAAGGATATTAGATCAGTTGTTTTCGGTTTATCACTTTCAGATTTTGAATTATCATTTTTGGTTTTCGGATTTTGGTTTTTCATTTTTGAAATCTAATTTTGGTTTATTGAATTTTGAGTTTGGAATTGTAAAGTACCGTTTATCTGTTCGGCCCCGTGTTGCCAAGCGGTCACATCAAATTCTGTTAGGGTACCCGATATCGTGAAGCGGTCATCTTTTTGATAAGTCAAGTATGGTAAGTCATTTCCTTCAAGATACGATCGGGTGTATTGCTTGAGCATTTGCAAGTTGCACACGATGTGCGCCCAATGGGGATAACCCGAGTCCTCATCGATGGGCTCCTTCTTCTCCACGATAGCCAGCCAATGACGTACCGCACATGCGATCGGCACACTCCAAGCCATGCCCTTAGTCCAATTCCATCGAGCGTACTTCCTCTGGCCAAATTCCCAAACCCGAACCACTGGTTCGAAAACATATTCTGTTTCTAACTGGGTATGTGCATATACGTAAGTGTCCTTTAAAGCCTTATCCAAATAATCAGCATCACCACTTATTTGAAACTCCCCGAGGTTTTTTATTGCAGACACTAGAAGACCCGAGGAAGCGGCAACAACAGGCAGGTCCTTTATAATCAACAAAGAAAAATCGGGTTTACCCCCGTTGTAGCGCGCACCACTACCAACCTCATCTGAATTGATATCCCCTACTTGATTAGATGTATCTGGGTTTGGTTCAGGTGATCTTCCAATACCTAAATCAGCGGGGCCAAAAAGTGTACCCTGTGTCTCCCAAGGGAAAAGTGTGTGTTTATCTTCGTTACTCATATATGGGGACCGTTATATTAACAAGGTTCTTATTTTACTACACCCGCCCCTAGAGTACAAGGACAGTACGTTTTCATTTTAGAAAGTGTACTGTAAAACGTACTGTCTTTTGTTCAACGATTTCAAGGACTTACGTTTTCAAAATGGCCGAAAGTACGAGAGTATGCTAAAAACGCCCAAAAAAGTTTTTATTTTTATTTTTCTGAGATTCTATAGGGTATATATATTATATATTTTATAAACTCTTTAAATAGAAGAAATAGTATACTTAGCATACTGTTTTCACTAAACACTTGATTTTAAAGGCAAAAAGACAGTACGTTTTACAGTACACTTTTGTTCCGAGAAAACGTACTCTCGTACTGTATTAGACAGTTTATCTATTATTACATTAACTATAGTTTAATTATATTATAAATCATACAATCTAAAATCACCTATTAGACATTTGTAAAGTGTACTGTACATCTGTCTAACAGAGGCCATTATAAAATAAAAGTTGCACTCTTTCATAGGCCGTGGTAAATTATCATTTTACAAAATCAGAGGCACTAAAATGAAAACACCTAACAGTAAACAATTTAAGAAAGTCATCGCCGCTTTCGACCACATCTTGAAAACAATATCGGCCGCGCGAGAAGAACAGTATTTTGATATGGGAGAACCTGAGGTAAAAAACCCCAAAAACTTTTGTGGTTCCCCTATGTGTCATGGTGGATGGTACGTGGTTGCTCGAACCCAAACAGGCTTGCCAAAAGATTTAAAAACTGATGCATTAAAGGCGGCATGTGGTCATATGGATTACGAGGCGGGAGCCCACATAATGGCCAATGATCTAGGGTTTGAGACAGAAGACCATTTAACTGCATGGGCCTACTCAAATATGACTATCTGGGGTAACTTTCATGGTGGTCGTATGTTTTGCAGTAACCTTGCTTTTGGCGAAGCAGATACGATGACCTTGGTTGATGTCCGCAACCATTGGGCAGATGTCCATAACCGGGCACGTCCTAGAGCCACTCCGATTCCTCACGTAAAGGTGACCACACAATTGGTGGAAGCATGAAAACACCTAACAGTAAACAATTTAAGAAAGTAATCAGCACCTTAGATTATGTACTACTTAATATACCAGAGGCACGAGAAGAAGGGTCCCTAGATATGTACGAAGGGAACGTAGGTCGCTTACAAACTTACTGCGGGTCCCCCATGTGCCATGGCGGTTGGTACCTCTTCGCCCGTTACCAAGCAGGCTTAGATAAGCATCTGCTAGACCAAGCCCGTAATTACGCAGGTATGCTAGACTACAAGGCGGGGGCCTACCTTATGGCTAACGACCTTGGGGTTATAGACCCTGATTATCTAGAGGCTTGGGCCCATGCTAATAAAGAAATCTGGGGGAACCGTCACGGGGGATACATGTTCTCTGATCGACGGGCATTCGGCAAATCTGATAAACCCGCACGAACCTTAGTTGATATTCGAAATCACTGGGCAGACGTACATAACCGGGCACGTCCTCGCGCCAAGCCTGTCCCCCACATTAGTGTTAGTGTTGAAACAACCGTAAGTTTAGTTGAGGTATAGTATGAGAGTAATCCATAAATATGTCTTAAATGACAAGGAAGACCGGCTACCTTTACCAAGAGGCTCCGTTTTTCTAACGGTTCAAATTCAAAAAGATCAAGCCTGTATTTGGGTTGAGCAACCAACGGACCCGGATATCGAAACAATTAACCGCGGTGTAAAAATAGTAGCGACAGGACAGGAATTTAACGATCCTTATTATGCTTATCTAAGCACTTTCCAAGTAGGTGAGGGTATGTTAGTCTGGCATGTGTATGTAGAACAAGAGGAGGAATTATGAAGCACCTAACAGTAGAAGAAAAGATCAATAACGCTCTCAACTGGATCGAACACCTACCTGATTACGAGCAGTGCCACACAAGTGACCTTGAGTTAAGTGAGCCCACCGCAGCTTATTGCAGCCTAGGTGTTGCCAATAAGATAATGGGGTGCTCAAACTACTGTGGACGACGATTGGGCGATGATGATGCCTATGAATCATTGGTTCCCGGCTTAGGACTAATGCATGATGTAGGCACGGCCAGTGATTTGAAAATCACTGGCAAGGACATAGAAGGATATTTGACTGGACCCACTTCCATTGTAATTATCAATGACATATTAAGGTGCTCCTTCGATGAGATACAGGACATTCTGATGGCTCATCCTGAAAACTTCTTTGAGCCTGAAGTTGCACTTGGCATACGTGAGTACTTTGGAGAGCGTGATGACAACGAATGATAAAATAATTAATACTATTTCTATTGAGGATGTTGCACTTACCGGTGTGCTCGTGTATGCTATTCTAAATAACAGGCCGACCATGACCTACACACCTTTCAATGTGGCCGAGGGTGGGCTATCGATTAACACATATGGCAGTGATTTTAATGATGCCTTCAACAAACTAGTAGCCGAAATACTGGCGCGACAATCGACGGGGCAGGAGGTGTCTCATTAAGATACTAATCAACGACCACAAAGAAATGAAGTACCTGACAGCTCGGGACCTCATAACGAATGATCGTGTTGTTGGGTATGAGGATACCTTTATGTACCCAACGGTCTACGACCAACGCGGTGAGTGCTTTTTAACAGTATATTCCGCTGAAATCACGGTGCCCCAGATAAAAGAGATGGAGGAGACCAATGATAATAGTTGAGATTAAGGATGCTATCGAAATGAAGTTGCTGGTTGACGCTGAGATAGTCACTGACATAGATATTGTGGGTCAGGAGGAGGATTATATTTACCCTACCCGATTCAACATCGAAACTCAGGACTTTGAGTGGTCCTTAAATAGGATTTCAGTACAGGAGGCGTTGGATAAACATGCAGTGTCCTAATTGCAAATCAACTAAGCTTCGTGTTGTCGATACAGGTCATCAAGGTGAGGTTATCTTACGCCGTAGAGAGTGTAAGGAGTGTGGGGAGCGGTTCAATACATGTGAGGCAATCACCCACATCAAGGGAACCCGAAACAAGACCTCCGAGCATTTACAGCGAATGAAGTTATCGAGTTCTATGGCCGCCTCTAAAGAGGGGTCGCCTGTAAAACTAATAACTAAGGTTGAAGCTGCTGCTAAGCGAGCTGATTTCACACGCCGTAGACGAGCTGCCGAGGATATGGAAAAATACTACAGTGATGAATACGTGGATACACAAGTCAGTGATGAAGAAGTCCAAGACCTTGTGGACCTATTTGGAGAAACAGACTGATGAAATTATTAAGAGTACATTACACGCCCTGTTGTGATGTTGTGTTGACAGTAAGGCGCGAACGAGGACAACTGGGAGTAACCCCGGAACCTGAAACTTATGTTCGACAGAATGGCGAATGGATAAACGCCGTTACACATTACAAGCCCTCAGGACAAACCACATGTTCCTTGAACGATTTGTTAGAGGCGCACCAAGATACAACCGGAGAAGAATAATGAAATTTAAACTAGAAGATTTTGGACCTTACAAATTGTCTGCTGGATCACACAAGTCACCACAAGATGGTATGTGCGTCATGGAGATGGTGAGCTTTTTAGAGGGTGAGGAATGGAGTGATATGCCGTCCTGTACATCACCTGTTATAGGAAGATTCTGTCAAGGCATAAATGACTGTATGCCGCAAGAATATCGGGACAAGTTGCAACTTAGAGTTCTTAAATTAGTCGGGACAAACAACCCACTCCTAGATCAAGAACGTGCTGAATTTTTGGCGTGGGAAGCTATAACTGTGTACGCCCCGATTGCGTTAGATGCGTCCGATTTAAAAAAAGAAGCTGATCGGCTTCGGTTTTTCGATAAAAGAAAGGGCTTGCGAGCTGCTGCTGAAGCTGCTGATGATGCTGCTCACGTGGCTCACGCGGCGGCTCGCTTGGCGGCTCACGCGGCGGCTC